CTACACTATTTTATATACTATCTGTGAAAATTCATCCGTTGTTGTGATTCCTGAGAGCACAAGCCCAAGGCAGTTATCTCTCAGTGTTTTCATTCCGGCCTTCTGTGCAGCTGCGGCAAGCTCATCTGCATTTCTTCCGTTTTGCACCGCTTCTCTTACATCCTTATCCATTTTAAGTATTTCATGAATTGCAATTCTTCCGCTGTAGCCTGTGTAATAGCATTTTGGGCATCCTCTGCCTCTGTGAAGGGTTACGTTCCCATTAACACCCAGCAGATTTTTTTCAATGTCGCTTGCTTCATATTCAGTTTTACAGTTTGTGCATATTCTTTTTACAAGTCTTTGCGCCACGATACCTCTCAGTGATGCAGCTAAGAGAAATGGCTTTATTCCCATATCCTGAAGTCTCATAACCGTTGATGGGGCATCATTAGTATGGAGTGTGGATATTACAAGGTGCCCTGTAATTGCAGCTCTTACTGCTATTTCAGCCGTTTCCTCATCCCTTATTTCTCCAACCATTATTATGTCAGGGTCCTGCCTGAGTATTGACCTGAGTCCTGTGGCAAACAGAAGTCCTGCCTTTGTATTAACCTGCACCTGGTTGATTCCTTCTATTTTGTATTCAACCGGGTCTTCAACAGTAATTATATTTTTATTGATTTTATTCAGCTCGTTTAATGCGGCATACAATGTTGTTGTTTTACCGCTGCCTGTTGGTTGATGTCATTTACCAGTACAACCAAGTAACATAAATAAAGCTCCTATTGCAGGAGCTTTATAACGCTATTTTCCTTTAATTCTTTCTTGAAACCTTTCAAAACTTACATCATGATATCTTTTGTACTCTTTAACTGCTTTGTCTGCCATTTTAACAATTTCATCACGCAAAGACTTCTGAAGCAGCTTGATATTCTCATCAGATAACTTCTTATCTTTTAAATCATCATTAAACATTGTCTTTGTAGTATCTTTGTATCGGCTTCTCTTGACAATCTCCTTAAAGGTTTCTGACTGCTGCTGAGTTAATTGCTTGTCTGCAAGCTTACCTATAAAGTCTATGTTATCCCAATACATATCTATAGCCTTGTAATACGATTTGAATTCATCCTCTGCTAAAAAGTCAATTTTGTTTGTTATAGTTCCTTTCTTCTCAAAAGAGTTATTCGCTTTTTCTGTAGCAGATTTAAGTTCGTAGAATTCATTTATTACATCATTTGAATATGAAGGATCTGCGATATATTTACGACGTACAGCCTCAATAGGAGTATAACTGTTTGGCGTTGTTAATGGTAAAAGAATATCCATAACACCTCCGCCCATTTGGTCTAACAGATAATTAATGTTTTTCGGAGATGCATACTTCGATTCGGGGAATACTTGTGCTACAGCCTTTGCTAAATGAATTGCAATACTTGATGTGGTATCATCATATTGGTCTTGCTTTAACACTCCTTGCATGCTCTGATTAACGATAGCTCCACCACTCCATTTTTCATTTTTTTCTACATCAATTATTGGTCTAAACACAGTTTCGGTATTTGGAGTTAAAGCGTCAAGTAAAGTACCGAAATAACCATTGAAAGCATCTGCTCCCTCTTTTTCAAGTACTGCGTTCAACCCTCTCTCAAAATCAGAGCCAAACAGCGCTGCAACATCTTTTGGTTTTGGTATTCTAATAAATGCACCATCGGAAGTTTTCCAAGGCAAAATCCAATAATTATCTTTAATTCCCTTAGATAATTTCTTGTAATCCTCATCATCTCTATGAAAAGCCCATAATAATATTGTTGGGATAGTCAGCATTGTAATTGATTTAATCCATGTTTGTTTTCGTACTTCTGAGTCTGTGATTAAACTTCTTTTCAGTTTGTCAATGCCTTGCAATCCTGCGTTAAAATAAGGTATTATTTGCCCTGCCGCTGTATTCATTATTGTTCCTTTTCTCATGAAGTTGAGAGTAACATCATCTGATTTATGCAAAGCATAAATTGAGGCGTCATATTCATTCTTGTACAGCTCCATACCTTTCTTATAAGCTTTTTCATATTCAGCATATCTCGGAGCCGCTTCCGCCCAATCGTTCATGTCAGCGATCATTCCTATAAAGTGGTCTAAATTACTTCTTCCCGTACTCTTTTTCCCTTTCCTAAAATCAGTAAGTTTGTTTCTCATATCCTTACTCATTTTTGTTTCAGCGCCTTGAATACTCGAACCATAACCACCGCCTAACGCTTTAAACTTATTATATCCTTCACTTTCTTTTAAAACATTAATCACCGCTGCTCCAGTTGCTTTTGCATATTCAAAAGGGTTATTATGACTTCCATACAGAAAGGCTTGCTGTATATCTCTTGGTATGTTTGAGGTTAAAGCAAACATAGGATTGGCGCCTGTTGTTAGGGCTGTTATTTTACGTCTTACTTCGGCAATTGCCTGTACCGTAAAATCAAGCTGTACCTTATCCATATTGGTCATAGCCTTAAGGAAATTCTCATCAAAAACTTGGTAAAATTCTTTTTTACCATCTTTGTTTATAACTCCGATAATGTCCTTATCCCTACTTTTAGGCAAAGACTTATAGTTTTCTATAAAATCAGGAATAGCGTTAATTATCTCATCTAACTCCTTAGCGTTGGAATTTTTTTTAAAATCCCAATCTATCATATCCTTAATACCTCGAGTACTTACAACCTGCCTTTCCATGTCCGGCGATACCCTGTCTATAAAATTACCCAATCCGTCAACAGTTTTGTAATGCTCTATAACTGAACGCATGACATTATTCTTAGTCTGCGCATTTACGGCACGATTTACTTGCATAACAATTCCGTCAATAGGGCTTATCGTATCGCGGTCACTGCCTTTTTCGCTCAATCTGTCAACGGGTGATTTTTGGTCATTAAATCCAGCTTTTGTATTCTTACCTTTTATTTGTCCGTCTTTAACTCTGAACATAGGAACATAGTAAGGGTATTTTTTTCGCATTACTTCATAGATTTTCTTGCTATCAGGACCCAACATATTTGTATCGATAACCCAAGCTTTAAAATAAGCATCATACCATTTATATAAACGTTCAGACAGTTCTTTAAACTCAGGGAATTGTTGTTCCATGGCATTTAAGCGTTCCTGCGATACCTCTATATCTTTAGGGAATATTTGATGTCCCTTATCTTCTAAGGTTAACGCATGCTTAAGCTTCAAATATAATTCAAATTCAGAAGTGTTCTTACCTGAAGCGTCTAATATTTTTTGAAGATTATCTTCCTTATATATAATGTTATTAGTGGGTGATGACATTTCTCCACGCAGGATTGAGTCGATACGTCCTCCGTTCTTGTTTGTTTGTAATGCCAAAAGATAAGGATTTAAACTTGGAGGAACTTTTTTTCCTGTGCTATCTTCAATTGTTTTTACATAACGATTAAACGGTGCAAACACATCAAAAAATAACATATTCGCATTTTCTGCTGTTATTTTATCTTTTAATGTTTTTCTATTTTCATCTGCTGCAACCATTGTTTTTTTAGCCTTTTCCATCCATTCACCATTAACCCATCTTAAAACATCTGCTCTGATTTCCTGGATATTTTTTAAATCCTTTAAGTTTAAGGATTGCTCAAATGTATTATAGAAATCTCCTGCAAATTCCTTAGCTGTATTGATATCTGTTAAATAATATCTAAGAAATTCGGCGACTGCTTCAGCAGGATATTCGGACTCAGAATAGGCTTTTTTAAATTCAGGACTCATTTTATTAACCATAGATTGTATTATCTCAGGATGGTTTGTATTAAAACTGTATTGTTTATCAAGATGATGTCCTAATTCGTGAGCAACTACACCTAAATCATTATCATATTTTATTCTGATAACTTCAGGCATTACTTTATAGAATCCTAACGCCTTTCTTTTATTGTACTTTCTGCTGTTCACTGGTATGTTGAATAATTTTGAGATATCGCCTTTTATTTCTGACGGCCGTTTTAAAGGTCTGGACATGTCAACTTCGCCTTTAATTGTATCAGTTTTACCTTTGAATGCTTGTTCACCTGTGGATTGCTGAGTAGCTTGTTTAAGTTTCTGTTGAGGCGCCTTTACTTCTTGCTTACTCTGTTCAGAAACATCCATAAATACATCAAGCAACCCATTTTCTATCTCGGCAGCAGTTAACTCTGGATGCGCTTCGTGAATTATCTCAGCAAGCTTAAACAGTGAATCAGAATCCATTTTGTTATTATCTGTAATGCCGTTTGATATTTTTTCCGTAAGTTTAGCCGCTTCATTTATTTGTGTGTCAGGAATATCAAAATCTTGTCGCAATCTCTCAGATGTGTTATTTACCGCCGAATCTTCGCTCTTGACATTTCCGGTGCTTTGTGGTATGTTATCCTCAAAAGAAGGATTCTGGTCTTGGTCGTTTCTGACGTAAAGCGTGGAGCTGTTTTCAGCATCACGCGCCAAGACGTCTCCTTCTTTAGGAGTCACTTCGGAGCTTAACGAACGTAGTTTTGAGCCGGGTGGCTCTTTTGATGTGGAATCATAAATTACATTGCCTGCTTCGGTATTTCTTTTAATGTAATTATCGTAATTTTCTCTGCCGTATGCGCTTGTCATGACATTTGCAGCTATGTTCACATCTTCAATTCTACCAATACCATCAATAAGCAAGCTCGCCATTATTGGTCTATTCTCACCATCCACTAAATTTGTTATAACAACAATGTTATTGTCGTGAGAATTTAATACGCTTATTGGATTTTTAATTGCTTGTGGTAATTGCTTTGCAATTTCAACACCTAATCCGTGATATTTTCTTTTTTGCTTTCCTTCGGAGTTTATAATTCTTTCAAGCTTATTGCTTGCTACAGTTATTGGAAGATTTTTAATCCCATATTCTTGATATATTTCAGGCGTTTCTTTCAATACTGTCAAGTGATTATCTTTTTTAAATTCCCCTGATATCCAATCGTCGATTTGCTTTCCGAATAAATCATTATCTGTCGATTCGGTAGATGTGTTTATTTCTTGATTTACAATATTATTATGTGCTACAATACCTTGAGCAGGATTTATACCCTCGCTTTCAGAGACCACTTCGGATATTGGCGATTGGAGCCTTTCGCCGAGCGGCTTATTATTTTCTCCTACGTCTTTAAATGAGTTTTGAATTGCGTTATTGTTGTTATCGGCTGATTGCTCAACAGCAACATTATCATTCGCCTGCGACGGAATAATGGCTTCTGCTTGTACAATCGGAGTTTGTTGTTCCATAACAGAAGGCGCTTGATTGTCACCTTGGAAATAAACTCCCCCGCCCATTACTCCTGATACTCCTGCTCCGATTAAAGCGGAATATAGAACCTCTTCCATAGAAGCCCAATCCGCGTTTGGGTCATATGTCAATCGCTTGGCTACAGGTTGTAATATCTCCGATATAGCTTCTTCCGCACCTTCGCCTGCCATATTTGCAATATAAGTTAAAGCCTTTGCCAACTTAGGCGATTTTGCTATTCCTTGAGCCATTTTCTTGATAGTATTGTCAGCTATACCACTTGCGCCCAATTTTTCAGCCATAGGCAAACCACCAACAATTTTTTCAGTAGCCATTTCAATTCCTGCCGATAATGCTCCGTATGCAATTTGCTGATTTATGTCTGCGCCGCTTTGTCTCGCCTCGCTTGCTCCTTGACCGAATACTCTTGTTCCTAAAACTTGCATCATGCCTAACCCAGTAAGAGACGCTGTACCGATATCGGCTCCCATTTGTCCGGCTCCAGTCAGGATGTCGTATGCTATTGCTCCGCCTTTAGTTAATCCCTGCTTGCCTTTTGCTGTGTTTTCCTGTGCTGCCATTAATAAATCGTCTGATTGCTGCATAAGTTCTTTTGCGCTTGGTTGAGCCTTGTAACTTAATTCAAATCCGCTTTTTGTTTTGGGTAAGTTTTCTCCTAATACTAATGCATTGCCTGTACCTATTTTTTCGCTTACCGTTCCTGAAGAACTTAGTATTCCGCCTAACCAATTTTGCCCTATAGAAGCTGCGCCGTGCCCTGTTCTTTCTATTAATGAAGGATTGTTGTCATTAGATGTGTCGGCAACTTTATCCTGTCCTCTTTGGTATAATTCAATGTTATTTTTAGGCATAGTTATGTTAGACAAAACATCCACCAGCTCCATTTCGGGAGTGGTGGACTTCGGTATTGAAACATTCATAGGATATTGCTTGAAAGGTGCGTTTGTTTTTTCTGCAATGGTTGACTTATTATACGGTGCCTGTAGATTTATTTGTGGCGTATCCGCAAATTGATTCCTCTGCGCAGGCTGTACGCTTTGTTGCGGTGTAAGATTATATTTCTGCGCTACTTCTGGTTTAAATTGACTTGCGGACACTTTGTTACTGTCAAGCATATATTTGTACACATCGCCTATTTGTTGATCGCTTAATTGCGACTTATTGATTGAGCCGCTTCTTAATCCCTGGTATAGCTCTTCTATTTTCGCCATAGTTTAATACCCCCAAAATTTAGCGCCCGTTTCGCTCCTTATTGCATCTAGTACAGGATTTGTATAGACTTTTGTGCTTTTTTTAGATTGCGACGGCGCATTACTCGATTGCAATTCTTGTAACAGCATCAAATCATAAGGGTCATATCCTAAGCTTCCTATTAACTGTAAATATAAAGCATTCACCTCATCGTACGACGGATAAGCCTTATTGTAACCCGTTACTCTTCCTGTTAGTGAATCTATTACAGGTTCTTCTTTTGTCAACATATTAACCGCTTGTTGCCATATATCCAATCTCTGTGGCATTGTTATTGCGTTGTTTTTTGAAGCATCACCGCTACCGCTTGCCGTTTTAAACTTACTTTGATAAGCGATTAAATCTTTCTGCATCTTATCTTGGATATTAAGCAAATTAATCTGCTCTGAAGGAGTTCCTACCGGAACACCTAATATATTGGCAATCTCTTCATCAGCGTAACCAAGAGTATTAAGCTTTGTCAAAGCTTTTTCATACCCCTGCATCTTCTCGTTATTTGCAAGATTACTTATATTAACAAAATCATTCTTCTGATTTCCGACAATATCACTTTCTATGCCGTATCCTTGCATTACTGCATTAAGCAACGCATTCTGTCTATTGTAATAATCCGAGTCCATTTGTCTCGCCATGTTAAAATCTTGAGTAAATAAGTTGTTTGCTAAATCCCCGATAGCAGCAGCTTTATTTACTTCATTTTCAGATATTGCATTTTGTTTTAATGCTTCGGTGGGAAGTTGTCCAAACATGCCCCTTGATACAGCATCACGATTATAATTATCTAACTGTTTTTCAAGGTTCTTATTATAAATATTGTTAAGCTGTGAATTAGCTCTTGCTTGGCTCTCGTCTCTGCTCATGCTGTCAGTTGGCTTGTAAGATTGCAAAGCAGCAACTAAATCTCCAACTTGCCCCTGCATATTCTTCATATTATCACTTATGCCTGTTGGGTAAGGAATGTCAGATAACATATTTTCATAGCTGCCGTAGGTAGATAGAGTTTTTGCAAAGTCAGGCATATTAGCCTGTACGCCGCCTTTTGCTGTTAACTTCCACCAACTACCATCAGGGTTATTAACGTAACTGCCTTCTTCGATTCTCTGTGTGCCACTTTGGTCTTTGTATGTTTTTCCTCCTACATTGTACCCTGTATTTTTCACTCCATCCGAATTGTAATAATTAACTTCTTTCGGTGCTGATTGCTTTTGTGCTGCCTGCGCAATACTTGCGGCATATCCATCAAGTTCATTCATTTGACCTTTCGCCCATTCTGCATTGCCGCCGCCTTTGCTTATCAAATCATTGAGATACTTTCTTTCGTTGTCAACATTTGTTCCTGCTCCGTAGGTTGCCATGGTATCACATCCTTTCTATTTTAATCCTGTATCGGTTATGATGTTGAGTTTTTTTATTTCTTTAAGCCCTGTGTCGGTGATTATAAATATTTTTTGGGCGGGTTTAAATCCCGTATCAGTTATTGCAATTACTCTTGAGTTTGAGTGATAGAGAGCTATTAAAAACGGATAGCCCTCATTTACGCTTGGCGTCAACATCCAAATATTATCAAAATTCCAATTCTCAAAAGTTTGCTGTTGCTTCATTTGATTTGTTGATTTAAGAAATGCCTTTTCGTCTGACTTATCAGTTGTGTCACCATTGTAATAACATGAATATATAGGATATGGCTCTTTTGCAAAAGCTGATGCCATATTGCCAGCGACAACGGCAACACAGTAACAATTAAAAGCATTCAAAATTACACCACAAAATCCACCTACATAAGAAGCGTTGTTGGGTCCGTTGACATTACCTATGAAGAAACTATCATATATATACAAGTTAGCATACCCGACTAATCCTCCAACGTACCCTTCATCTTCAGGGCTTTTATTTTCGTCTTGAATAAATGTAACATCTCCGATACTAAAACATTCTCTTATTTCACCATTCATTAAAGCTCCAGCCAACCCACCTATCTCACTTCCGCCTGACACTTGAACGTTGGCGCTACAATGTTTAATGATTATAGGCGCGCCTACACTTCCTCCAGCTCCTATTAACCCACCAATCATACCAGTGACACCTTTACCCCCCTTACTGCCTTGAGCCGTGCCGTCATATGAACAATTCGTTATTTCACACCAAAGAAATCCGGTAGAACCTATAATTCCCCCAACAATAGATGTTCCAACAATACGTCCTGTTGCGTGACAATTATATATACTGCCATCGTAAGAGTTAGTACCAACAGCACTCATTCTACCTATTAACGTCCCACAGCGGCTTTTCCCAATAACATTTGCGTTATGAAGTGTGCAATTTCTAATGTGCACGCCTTCATTATTAGATATAAGTACATTTCCGAATAAGCCCACATATTCTTTTGTTGGTCTGTTAATGTTTAAATTATACAAGGTAAAGCCATTACCGTCATAGCTGCCTGTGAAAGGTTCATTTATATCGCCTATTGGCTCCCAATTCGAATAACCACTTAAATCTATATCCGCCATCTGTCTGTATTTTTTATTCAAAGCATATCGGATATTATATAAATCTTGTGGCGTCCATATCTCGTATACAACAGAGTCGCTGTCAAGAAATACAACGTCGAATCCAGCCAATTCAGCGGCTATTACAAACTTATAATTTATCAAATAACAATAAACTATTTTTTCGTAATAAAGATCACCGGATTTGTAAAATGCGTCAGAAGCTATATCTTGATTTTTAGTGGCTAAATTAGTTACTGTTTTTAAACTATTACACCAAGCAAAAGCATGTCTTTCTATTGTAAGGGCTCTATTTGGTAGAGTTATATGATTGAGTCCGCTACTATGAAAAGCATCAGTTTCTATCTTTTTCAACGATGAAGGTAACGAGATATTTAAAAGCTTAGTACATTCGCCAAAAGCATATTTGCCTATGGTCGTTAACCTATTAGAAAACACAACAGATGTTAATTCTTGGCACCTATAAAATGTGTGTGGTGAAAGTGTTACTAAGGAGTTGGGTATTGTTATGCTTTTTAAATTAGATCCCGCAAAAGCATGTTGACCAATTGTCTCAATATATTCAGGTAATGTTATAGATTCCAATTCGCAGTTACTGAAGCAAAACTCTCCTATGTTGGTTATGTTGTTATGTAGCGTAATAGAATTTAATGATGCGCATTTATAAAAAGTCTTTGCGTTTAAGGTCCGAACAGATGAGGGGATTATTACACTTCTTAACGCCCTGCAATCTTGAAATGCAGACACGCCGATATATTCAGTGTACATGTATAGATTTATTTCTGTTAACGAAATGCAACTTTCGAACGCCGAGATCCCTATGCTATTAACCGCTCCGTTAATAATTACAGACTTTAAATTCGAGCATTCCTTACAAAACCTGTCTCCTATAGATGTTATCCCATAAGATATTTCAACTTCGACAACATCAAGACTCTTTTGTTTAAACGGACCATATTGCGAATAATTAGGCATTGCGCCAGATCCATATAATAGCGCTTTGTTAGTTACATCATTATAGTCGCATGTTATGCTATCAGTTATTTTAAATTGTATTGTCGCCATTTGCACACGTCCTATCTATATCTGTATAATAATATCATTAACATTACCCATACTTGCATTCGGTTCAGAAGTTGTAACGATGATATTTCGAACCTGCGCCCCCGCTTGGTATTCCTCAACATAAACATTTATACCGTCATCGTTAAGGCTAATTTTTCTCACCTTTCCCGTATTACTTCTATTGTATCGTGCTTCAAGTCCTGTTTGATGTTTGTAAATACTCGCTTCGCTTCCGTGCGTAGGATTGCCAAGTTCATCAACTGTGCCGTCTCCCATTCCTAATTTAAGCATAACGCCCTTTATTGTGCCGGAAAGAGTCTCGATGTCCTGAAAACCAAATATTGTTTTATCGTACTGATTCACGATCGTTTTGACTTTCACTTTATGCTCATTAGCATTTGTCAATATCAAGTGTGGCAGAGCATCTGACCAATACTCGTAACCATCCTGAGAATACGACGGACGCGTGTAATAATGTAGTCCGTTTTCGCCTTTAATTATCTTGTAAGGATTGTACTTTATCTTAGGCGTCCAATCGCCAGCCAAGGCGACAGGATTCTGTATTGTGAAAAACTTGTAAGCATATGCACCACGGACAGACGTATAATAAATTTGCATTTCATCTTCGCCGTCTGATATCACGAAATCGGTTGGTGTCAAACTTAAAATTTGTTGATAAAACCTCAATCCTTCTTTTTCGCTCTTCATAAAGTTTCTTTCTAACTTTGTATTACCGATAACATATCCGTTATCAATCCTTACGCCTGTTAGATAATCTTCAAAGTTTGTAGTCAATACTTCAACAAACAAATTAGTTATCCATGCATTGACAAGCTGCGCCACGTCTGCGCTTATAACATCAGTTTGTATTATGCTGATGTTGTTGTTTATTATTTCGGTGTTGCTGCCGCTGTTATTATCAACATAATCCTTTGTTGCAGGATTGTATGGCATTGTAGGAGTGTAAAGTGTTTCGTTATCTTTTGTCAAAACATCCTTACGCCACGCCTTATTTTCATATAAATTATCTAAGTCCTGTTCAAGTGCGTCGGGTCCTGCATTGTTTATACTTTTATCTCCTACATTGGCATTAAATAATCTTGATTCACGCATTGTATCACCGCCTTTACGGTATAATTATATCTTCTGGTACATCAGGCATATTCGCAAATTCTAGGTTTGCTATAGGCTGATATGCTATCAACGGTTTATAGCTTATAACAAAGCCATATACCACAATATTTGTATTGATTTGAGGATCTATAATATTTGTGAAAGTCAAAGAAACTCTATTCCCCTTCTCTCTTATAAAAAGACTTTGTAAATTGGTGGAATAATTACCCCATGGCGAACCCCATAAATCACCCCATACGAAGCCTTCATTTAGTTTTGAGAGGTTGAAAATCATTGAACTTACCTCTATATCATCAATTGAAACAGCAAGCTTTAAATGCTTGTCATAATCCTCGGCTCCAATGTTGGCCTGAATGAATATTTTGTCAATAAATTTATGAGCGATACGGTCATTCAAAGCTAAATTTGACGTTGACATAATAAATTCAATCGGTATTTCTTCGCCTGTAGCAGGATTAATGTCCGCATACTTTGTATTGTCAAATTTCATTGCATAATTCACGCTCGCAAATTCAAGCTTACTATTTGTTCTATACAAAAAGTCGTTGACACGAACATTTTTATACAATGAATAAGCTTTTTTCTCGGTATAATATAACAGTATCTTGTCGTTACCTCCGCTTATGCTGTCTGTGAAAGCAAGATAATATATACCGTCGTGATAGGCTGAAACGCATTTTGATTTATTCGGTATAGATTTTATAGTGTTTTCAACATTATCACTTATACACTCGATGGATGAGTCGTTTTGTGTGGTAACTCCATATTGATTCAGTATATTTGCACTTACTAAATACAATCCGTTATCGGCTAAATAAACGAAGCTGTATAGGTTTAAGACTTGAACGCTATTCTCTGCGGCACAGCCATATGGTATTGCAAGCCTCTTCCACGTTCCGTCGGTATCAGGGTCAATCCCTGTATATTCATACCAGCTATGCTTGTAGCCTATGACAATACTTTCAATAAGATTTAGCATGCACACCGCCGATCCTTCGCTTGATGTTGGGTACAATACATTAAACTGTTTGAAATAATTTAATTGGTATGGTTCGCTGAAATATACAGCTGATGGCTTTTTGGGATTGCCTGTGGCAACATAACGACCGCTCTTTGTATGCTGAACAAATTTAGTGCAGTTCCTGACTTCGTTTAATATGTTGTCGTCATCCTCTCCGTTAACGGCAATATTAACAACCAAACTGACGCCCGTATCATAACTTTCCGCATATCCATCTTCACGATACCCTATGCCATTAGCTGTAAAAGTTACGACGTTTTGTTTTGAACTTACGGAATATCCAGGGTATGTCTTTGCGGCAATCTTTGACGCAACTTGACGAGCTGTATCTCCGGTTGATACATTTACATCATATTCAGAACCATGTAAATGAATTGTTACATATCCGCCGTCTATGACCTCATTAAACACGCTTATTTCGACGACTTCCTTTTTACCAGCTTCATATGCCTTGAGCGTCCTAACAATGCTTGAAGTAGCTCCCAATACGTCTGTAACGTCATCCCATCTCGCGGCGTTATTATAATTCTCAGCAGACAAGTCGGTTTCTCCTAAATTCGCTTGTGCTTGATAAAAATATCCTATTATACCCGTTGCAGAAAAATCATCTGCTATCTGAACAATATCGCCAAACTTAATATTTACCGTACCCGAATTGGAGAAATAATCCTTGCCGCCTATTTCATATATATTAACACCGTCACAGCAATATAAGGCATCCTGCTGTCTTAAGAAATAAGGTCTGTTACTGTTTATGTTCTGCAACAGCACATCTCCGCCATCAGTTACTTTATACAGCTTCTTGTTATATACCTCTAAGATTCTTGAAGTATCTCTTATAAGATATTCATATCGTCTTGTTATTTCGGTGTTCTTGCTGTTTTCATTGATATTCACGGTTCCATTTCTTATCTTGATTGCACCTTTTTCGGTAATATCTGCATTAATAAGGTTGGTTAGCACATTATCTTTGAGTATATCCTCTGTTGTTAAATCATTGTACCCACCGCTAAAATCAAAATAACCCTTATATTCTAACGACATATCAATCACATCCTAAAAAAACGGCGCATAATTGATTCGCCGTCTTGATTTTTTCATTCCTAATAATTTAATATTCGCTTCTGTTGCCTTTCGGCTGTATTCCTGCAGCAAAAATGTTTTGTTGTTACCTTGAAACATATCTTCATGCATGAATATTCTGTTTGTCTCTTTAAATGCAACTCCGCAGGCTATTGCATCATGAAAAGCTATGTTGATACCGGGAGTTTCTGAAATGTCTTTTACGGAACAATGCGGCGCTATGCATTCAATTTTGTAGCTCCCATGGACAGCAAATGAAATTTGCTGATTTTCTATTAAAAATTCGTCGTAAACGTAATTATTTTCTTCATTTATGCACCTTTTAACAGACAGACAATCTTCCGGTAAGTCTATCCATTCGCTTTTTTCTGCGTCGATATATATGTTTTTTTTCTTTGCGGCCGTTGCGCCATACTTAACAGCCAGCTCTTGCATTATTTCATTTATATATGAAAGAACGTATGCATCCGGCATCTCTCGCAATCCTGCTAATATCAATGCCCTTGTTTTTATTTCTTGGCAGTTCATTTAATCACCTACCCCATAGCAAAATGTTGTTTCATTTTTAATCTTTGCTTTGCGTCTTTTGCTGCTTCTTTCTGAACATCCTCTACCGCATTTTTTTTTCTTATTTCTTCTCTTATTATGCTTTCTTCAACGTCATCCATCTTTTCCTTAAACCCATACTCGGTCCTGTTGTCTGCCATTCGTAGCGTGTATAGCAATTCGGCATCAAGCTTATTGCTTCCTACACAATACGTAGGTCTTGAAGAAGGAAAAAAGGTACAAGAATGAATCTCGTACCTTTTTATATGTGGATTAAAGAAAAGAATTAAATCTTCGTCATATTCACTTATTCGCTTCGCTATGTCGTATACATCATCCTCAATGTGATGATATCCTCTTTCCCTCAAGTGCTTGACAAGATATTCTTTCCTATTCATAGATCCTCCTGATTACGCCACTATACCGCTGATACGGCAGTTAGATGCCGGATGGTCGCACTGTATTTCAGCGAACGATAATAAAGTAGCTTCATATGCAGGTTTATTCGCAACAGCTCTCATTATGTTTCCGTCTCCGTTCATCCAATCAAACAGCTGCCCGATTGACCTGAGTTTGAATGAATCCATATTCAGGAAGTCCATTACGTCATTAGCCTGATACTTGTCTCTTTCAACAGGTATTCCATTGTAAGACAAAGCTTTATGCCCTGCATCATATCTTGTATCAATTGTAGTGTATCTCTGAAATTCGGAAAGGTAATTTTTCAATACTCTATACGCCTGATATCCTGCTAAAATTACATCAGGCTCCTTACCGGATTCAAAGTCAACCTCCTGAAGTGCCTGCTCCATCAAGTCATCATCAAGCAGTATTGACGAAGAAGCCTCTAAGGTATTGGGATTAAACCATTTATTATTTGCACGGTTTATATTGTAAATTGTATTGTCTTTAGTCATTATCGCTTTAAGTCCTGTAATTTCCTGCTTATAAGAATTCGCGATAGTTACTAAGTCGCCAACGTCAACACTAACAGTAGAATCAATTGTTATCGTTCCAAGCTTTCTATCAATGTTAACAATTTTAGCGCCCGCCTTAAGCTTCGTAATAGTAGGTAACGCTGAAGCGTCGATTATATCTATCACCTGATTCGGGAACAAATACCTTGCGTTACCAACAGTAAATGTAGCAGTAGTTGAAGCAGCCGTAACCGTTGCTCTAACTCCTGAACCATCTCCAAACATCTGAACATTGTAATTATCCTTTGAATCTCTCTGCAACTCTCTCATTTCTAAGTCTAAGGCATCTACGAACGCTGCTCCGGTTGAAGCCTTCATCAGCCTTTCGCTTATAGCAAATCTTGCGCCAAAGTCTTTTGCGCTTGCGCTTATTTGCTTTCTGCCTGCAGCATTAGGCGTCGGCAGGTCTCCGCTCTCGGATATCATTCCTATTCCGCCACTTCTTCCGTAAGTTGCAAGGAATACAAATTCTGATCCGCTTGTTTCAATTGTTTTTTGCTCCATGAGCTTGTATAAATAAGACATTTGCTCATTCAGCTGCGCCACAAAACCCGGTAAATAGTCTTTCTGTAAAATTTCATTTAACTGTGATATTGATATACCCATAATAATTCTCCTTTGATATTTTGTTATTGCCCTGTTTAACGTCTAATTGGCTAAAGACAATAAAAAAAACACCCTAAAGGTGTCTATTGCTGTGTTATTGCATATTCATATTGCTGTATGTCTGTAATCTTCTCAAAGCTGATTGCTTTGCATCTTTAATGTTCCTTGGCAATTCTCCGCCGCTTGCAGGAATTTGCGTTCCTGTTTGATTGTTCCCCATTAAAGGCGGCAATCCTTGTGCAGCGCCATTGTTCAATTCTTTTTGATATTGCTGTATAATGGCTTCTTTTAACTGAGGATTCTGCATTAATTGACCTTTCAATTCTTCGTTGCCAAGTATTCCGTCAATCATATTGCCGTTATTTCCAAGCAAAGAATTTGAAACAACTGTCTTATAAGCTATCTCAAGTGGATTGTTTGCACTCAGCAATCCGGGATTCTCTTGTATAATCTGAGATATCTGCGGCATGTATTGCTGTGCCTGCGGATTGCTTGCAAGGAAATTCCTTACACTGTCCTGCCAAGACAGCCTATTATTCAACTGTTCTGTCTTTTGAATCAACGGATCATACTGCGATTTAATTTCATTCAACGCCTGTGTTTTGGCTTCTTCTTGTATTCTTCTAATGAAGCTCACAGGGTCACTGTCAAACTCCTGCTTAATCTTTTCATTCTGCGCCTGTATTTGTTCTGCTGTAGGTTGATTTAGCCTTTGCTCTATTGGCGCAAGGCGGTTATTTAAGCTTTCATCTAGTTTGCTTGATATATTAGATACAATCTCGTTTAAGTCAAACGACGGTTGATTTACTTGTGCAGGCGCCGCTTGAGGTTGTGTTGCTGTTTGTGCAGGTGCAGGAGTAGGGTCTTGTACAGCGGTCTGTTGTGTCGCAGGGTCTGTTGTACCTGTGACAGTCTGTTGTGGTTCAGCGAAGAGCTGCAAATTAAGTTTCATTAAATTATTCTTCATTATAATCCTCCGTTTTCTTCTTGATTTTCTAAATTAACCGGGTTACTTTGTTCAAGCGGCGTCCTTCCTTTCGGTTCTGGCTGTGCTTGCATTTGCATTTGTGCCATGGCTTGTCTTTGTATGTGTGAAATATGCTCAGCTAAATGAGCCTTAAATATTTCCTGTATCTGAGGTTCCAAAGACTCATACTCAGAACTTAACATAAATTCGGTATGTGCTTCTATTGCTACGTTGTGTAATTCGAAAAACTCTACAGTTTGCGGTTCTCCCATCGACATTTTAATATTTTGTTCATCTGTCTTTATTCTTTCAAGCCGTTTGCTGTCCATATTTACATTCGAATCGCCAAAATCAAGCATTTCAAGTATCTTGCTGTCGTCAATCCTTCCATTTTCATCTCTAAATAATCCAAATTGCAATAATTGGACAATCATATTTCTGCGCTGTGATAATGTTTCCGATATTCGCGCTACACCTTCTATAACAACATCATCAGCAGTCACGGTGTTCTTGTCCCAATATAGAAGCTTTACAGCACTTCCTTGTCCTGTAATTCGCAGCAACCGTTGATTATCTGCAAATTGTTTGTACAGGTACAATGTTTGCCTTGCTACTTCAAGCATGCTGTCTTGAATACCTCTCGCCGTCAAATGTAACCTTGTTTCATCTTGCTCATTTAAAATGTTTAATGCCCTGCCACTCTCTACGCCTATTGGCGCAGAGCTATCCCTTGATATTTCACTCGTTCCGCTCATTTGAGTAAAATTCTTTAAATCACTTTGCTCTTGGTTGAAAAACTCCGATGGCATTCCTTGGTTTTGCATATACGTAGGAACTTGTGTGCTTTCAGATTTGTTGTATATAATCATATCGCCAGGCGCAATACCTTCACTGTCGAGATTGTTTCTCTCCGCTGTTGCTTCATCTACTATAACTACACCAATTGCGGCAGACTTCATATATTCCGTAATACGGTTCTTGATGGCATTGTAGCGCCTTTGAACAGGTATTAAACTGTCAATAATAGTCTTGCCCCAAAAGTATCCGGGGCGCACAATTGACCGCTGTAAAACAAACGGTAATGCCCTGTTGTTGTATTCGCTGTTTACATACGGCAAATCACCTTCGTATAAAAGTTTGTTGTAGCCATCACAACATATGATGAGCTTTCCATCTGGAAATTGCTTTGATGGAACTTCATAATATTCATAAAGCATAACAACATCATCTTTTTGCTTTGTGTCAACACCCATATGCTTATAGGCAAGATTGCTTAAGGTATTGCTTGAAAATATGTTTAATTTTTCGCCTTGTAAATCAACTCCGAACACATCGTACAGATAATCAACATCTACAGCCCTTGCGTGTATTATGCTTTTGCAGTATTTAATATCACTGTTATAAGAACTATCAGGAAATATTTCAAAAGAAGAACACGCGATATTATTTGGATTTCCCTCTTTTAAATATGTAGGCATTCCGTCCGAATCAATAACCATCCCAAGGCGCCTGCCTTCGTTCGGATTCCAGATATTTTTCCATATAACCGTTCCTGTTGTTTCAGCCCATGCATTAGCCGTAGCTTGCGCATTACTTAAGCCGATGCTGTTGTTCCACGAATCAAGGATCCTTGTCGTAATATAAGCATTGTTAATGTCGTCTGAGTCTTGACTTGATGGTCTCGCTTTATACACTTGATTTAATCTTGACAGCTTAGCAAGCCTTGTAAGCCATATAGGAAGTATGTGGTTATATGCTTCTCTCTCCTGAGCCCTTAAAGCTTTTGGAAACTCAACAATATCATTTGTAATATTACAGATATAGTTATATTGTTCACCCTCGATAAAAGCCATATTAAGCTGCCAACGCAATTCAAAGTATAAGCGTTCCATTCTTCTCCGCTCATACTCACTTTTTATATAGGCTATCTTCTCAGATTCTGTATTCATCCTGCGCCTATGCTTTCGCTGATACTTTTCTTTATGGTATTTATAAGCAAACCCCTCCGCAAACTGCAAAGGGGTGCTTACTTTACTGTAAATATCATTGTACATTTAACTTCTCACCACCTTTCCGTGGTATTTTTTAATTGATGATTCCATTAAACCTGTCGTCACCCAAAATGTCAGCATCCGTTAATGGTTTAATTTCCTGTGACTTTGATTGTTTTGTCAACGTAACATATTCAGGCGTGTTTTTCGCCACAATTCTATTGATGTAGTCCGTTCTTTCCGTATTAAACTGTTTGTCTTTTTTATTCAGACAAATGACCAAAAAAATAACAGTTCCTGCGAATAGCGCAAAGATAACTGCTATGAATATCATTAAGTTTATTAGATCCATGAATCCTCCTACTTTAATTTTTGAGCGACATTAAGAATCAATGTTTCCATGTGTTTCCCTGTCTCTATTGTCGTTTTCCACGGCTCGGTATTGCTTATTAAGCCATTTGCTTTTAAAACTTTCAAAGCTTCGTCCAATGTCATATTGTCGTTTGACATAATATTGTCCTCCATTTCCTTTTTTATCATATCTAAAAACCTCTGCCATCCCATATCAAGCGTTCTGTGAGGACAGTATTTTCCGGAATAGTCTTGGTGCTTTGTTACTTTCTCTATGCCCCAGCCACGTTCTATGAGTTTACACGCAATGAATTTAGCAGCTAACCGTTCTGCTTTAATGAATCTTTCTCCGCCTGACTTGGAATAACATATTTCAATGCCGATTCCTTGTCGGTTGCCTTTGCCATTTGCGCCATCGCCTGCGTGAAAAGTGTTCCTGTCCTCGGTCACACCTTGCACAATTTCTATATCGTCTATAGCATAGTGGAATGAGGTTAAGTTATCATTACTTATCATGTAGTTTATTTCGCTTCTTGCAGTAGCATCATTTGCTGTATTATGCACTACATAGCACGTTGGATTCATTTTATACGGACATTTCACTCCGTATTTTTCAGATGGTACAAGTTTTTGTATTACGTTTAAACCGTTACTCACTCTTATCACTTCCGTTTATCCTTGCGGCATCAACCATGCCTTCACCGATTATGTAAGCGATTAAAGTTGAAGCAGCTGTAATTAATGCTACAACTTGCTCAATAGTTAAATCCGGTACTTTAAATGCTACCAAGAGAGCCGTGATAAAGCCTGTAAATGCAACCCAAAACTTTCTGGACGTCAATTTTTGCTTCCAATTAATCTTCTGCATCTTCGTTTACTCCTTCATCTTCTAATATTTTACTTTTTCTCTTTTTTACAATAGAAAGAAGCCAACCGACATCGGCTCCCGCATCTTCTAAATTCTCCAATATCGATTGACATTCTCTGAGGAACAACAATGAATATACTATTGTTCCTAAAAAAGAAGCCGCGCCAGCAACCGGGGATACCCTATACGAAAGCCCTATCATGATAAAGATAATCATGTAGGTAAATATTTTTCTTGAAGTTCCTTCCCACATTTTATTGCTGTTAATATGTTTTGACTTAATACTTTTCCAAAGTCCACCGTGATTGACTGATATTGAATAATACTTAGTCACAACATCGAGCACCATTATTCCCAACACGGTGCAAAATGCTGTTAAATAAGCTTGTTCAGGGAACAACACATATGTTAATGTGCCTATAAAAATAGATAAGATAGGATTTGTTTCCTGAATTGATTTAATATAATTAATAATGTCTACATACATATTCCACCGCCCATTTTATTTACGGTTGCGCAGGATTAATTGAAGCCCACACGTTTCCATCAAAATATAGTTTGTCCGATACCGTTTTACTTGACTCATTAATCACATTCATTATGCTTCCAGCCTTACACTCGTTTGCTGTTGGATATGTGCTTTCGTCATCTGTAGACGAACATTGATATAAATTAATGCCGCCTGAACGTATTACCTTTATTCCTTTTACAGCCATATTGTCACCATCCTTATATCGAAATATATTTTTCATACGATAATTGTAATTGATTGGTGCTGATTGTCGCATATATTTGAGTTGTGTTTATTTGTTCGTGTCCTAACAATTGTTGTATGACTTCTATATCCATGCCTTTTTGAAGTGCTAACGTAGCAAATGTATGTCGAAAAATATGCGGATAAATACTTTTGGATAAAGCCGTCCTTGAAGCAATTTTTTTAATAATCTTTTCTATTCCCGATTTTGTTAATCCTTTGAAAGGACATTTTTCTCCAATAAACAAAAATTCGCTTTTATCCTTGTTCTCATTTATATATTTTTGTAAGTATATCTTACATTTGACACTAAAATAAACCGTTCTGTATTTATCTCCCTTGCCATGTACAATCAAGCAACTTTTATCCCAACTTATATCCGAAACTTTAATGCTTGTAACTTCAGATACTCTGCAACCTGTAGAATATAAAAACTCAACGAGCGCCTTTTCTCTAATCGTCACACAGGCATTTCTTATTTCTTCAAGTTCTTCTACAGTTAAATGCTCTCTTAGGTTTTTATTATCAACTTTTAAATTTTTTAATCTTATTGCAGGATTTTTATCTATAACCTCTTCTTTGTGCAATGTTCCAAAAAAACTGCGTAAAACGCCAAGCTTTCCGTTTATTGTAGTTTTCTTATATATTTTTTCAGATTGTATTGAAGAAAAATATAATCGAATATCGTTGACTGTAATTTGAGAAACACTTTTTAATACATATCTACTAAACATATTTAATTCTTCGTAATATCTTCTAAGAGATTGCACTGATAGTCCCTCAAGTTGCTTGATTCCAATAAAAAAATTGATTTTTTCATTTAAATCAGAAACCATCAATTCATTTTTATTGGTCAGTAAAATATATTCGCTTAGATGTTTATCAAGGATATTTTTCACGTCGACGTTATTAATGTCATACTTTTGTTGTAGTTCGTTAAGGATCTTAATTATTACTAATTCTTTAATATCCCCCATCCATTATATGCGCCCCCTTTTGTAAGCGAAATTTTTCTTTTGTTCCTTATGCCTGCGGTGTTGCAAGTATCATATTAGCCTGTTCCTGTGTAATATAACCTTTAACAACGTAAGCTTGTACTTGTTCTTCGGTTATTCTTTTCATAACCCACATGTTTAATATAAAGTTATACATCCATTCCACCTCCTAACGTTATAAATAATAAAGCTTCTTCCATTGCTTCAAGCCTATCCTCAACTGTCGGTTTTAATAAAGTTGGCTCTTGCGATTCCGGCAGTTCTTCAATCACCGTCGAAACATCACCCCATGCTGCAAGTATTTCGGATAAATACGGTTCAGGTACTTCTGTTTGCAACTCTTGTCTGCTTTGTTCGCTATTTACATATGCCTTTCGCCATATTCCTGTTTCGGTTTGTTTTTTTATACTCACACTGCTTTTAGTAAGCATATCAATTATCATATCATTCACCATCCTTTATTGGATCTTATAGACACCACTGAATGTTACATTATTTGCATTTGCAATTGTGGCTAAATCCGCAACTATTGTATTGTTTGCAGAATTACCATTAATAGATTTTCTAAGAGTTAGTTTGTTTGCATTTGCTAATAACTGTACTGGTGGATTGCTTGCCCATCCATTTGCTTCAGTACATGCTAAAACTGAAAACTCAGATATTGGAAATGGCAATCCTGTAATATATACAAATCCACTTGCTGTGCCTTTATCTAAAGTCGTTGTTCTAATAAAGCCATATATATAACAGAGGCTTCCTATTCTGACATATCCACCTCTTCTGGCTTCGTGGTAAGTTATTTCGTTGAAAGAACCAGTTTGAGATGTGAAAATAGGTGTCCATGAACCGGTTTCAATTGTGGGTATATCTTCCCAAGCTGTCCATACGCCATTCGTGCATCTTCTAACCTTTGTATTACCACCGTAAGATACAGCAGTCTGAGCCTTATATAAGTTTGTATACGCGTATTCTTCGACTTCGTACGCGCTGCCTGCAAACAGGTACGGAGGAGCACTCTCATTCACTGTAACTTTAAAAATCAAATTTGAGGGAGTTGTTATGCCAAATACATTCAGTGCTATATTATCTAAGCCATTTTGCGGTCCGTTATAAAATTTTGCGTACAGTATTTTTGTTTTGGCATCCAAATTGTTAATTAGTGTCGCATTATTGTCTACCTTTGCATCAACCTCATCTATTGCACCCTGTACATTTGCTGCCGTCAATCCGCTTGCAACATTATTATATTCAACTCTATTTGCTGCAGGAGCCACCAAGCCGCCAAGCGTCTGATTTATTTCGTCAAGTTTTCCCTCTATTCCGCCGTTTTCCAATGTACTTAATACTTTCATATAATCACCTACCCGATTACTGTTACTGTGTATTGATTCGATGTCGGCGCTTCTGCAAATGATACAGTTATAGAATTTACTGAGGTAAGTTCAATCAAAGCATATACCACTTCGTATGGTGAACTTGTTTCCGCTATACTCACCGTAACCGCTCTACTGTTTAGGTTGTGGGTTATGACAAATGACGTGTTCGTTCCATTTCCTATCGCTTGTGAGTATTTTCTTGTAAAAGAAGATAGATTATATGTACTATCCTTGATTAACTTTCCTGTTGGCCCATCAAATACAACAAGGTTTCCGTCAGTTGCTGATGATGGTCCAGTGACAGCACCGTCTATATTTGTTTGTACTACTGTCCAGTCAGAATCTAAATTACCCGTTCCTGTTCTGTCAACTATAGCAATTATTAAGTCCCCGACTTCACATGCTTTATTAGCATATGTTCCAGCTGTTATAACCTTGTAAGTCCATCCTGTTTGGTATGTTGTCGGTAATGCTGTTATTGTTCCGCTTGTTCCTAATGTACCTTTAAAAATCATTGCATCATTTGCGCTCAATACATTGTCTATGTAGCTTTTAACTGCATCTGCTCTTGGAATTGCTCCTGTTGAGCCTGTCAAAGTAGTTTCTACAGAATAACCACTATTCAGCGAATCGCCAGTGGAGCCATTCCATGTGGGGATATTACCATCAACAGAAGAAACGCTCTTTTTAATTTGTGCGTCGTTTGTTACATTTCCTAAACCTATATCAGATTTATTTACATTGAGGTTGTCGAAATCAATTACTGATGACGAACCGTTAATAGCTACTACGATATCATCGCCTGTCATTGTTGCGCCAAGGCCGTCGTTAGCAATCCATTCCGTTCCGTTCCAAGTATATTTTCTATTGTCTGTTGTATTGAAGTATGTTTGTCCTTTTTTAGGACTCGAAGGTGCTGCAGCTAAGTTTTGAACAACATAGTTTTGTAATTCGTTTTTGTTTAAATCTATTGGCACTAAAAATTTAGGCATTATACAACCCCCTTAATTAAGATATGCTTTGCCTGAAAATTCGGCAGCGAAAGTTATCGTCAAGGTATTTTGGTTAATATACTGAATGTCTCCTACGCATTTTGTTCCTGCACTATCAACTACTGTGACTGAAGGATATTTGTTTAGTCCGTGGGTTATCGTCCATTCAGCTGAAGGTGTTATTTGATTATGCACAAAGTGCTTATCCCCTTCTGTCGGTGATGCAGAGCCTTGATTGATAACAGTAACTTTGCTTACCTTATTACCTTTTTCTATTTCATCAAATCTCTTGTTTAATTGCCTTACATCCTCTGGTGGTAAGCCTTTAAGTCTTAGAGTCAACATATCGCCTCCATTTGCATTCAATTACTCTTCTTCCGCTGCTTGTTCCAATAACGTGTATTGAGAATCAACCGGATATGAAAAATTAACATTACCAAATACCCACTCTCTGAAGCTTGCGTCAAAATTATTAAACTCAATCATTATTCTTATATAGCAATTAGTTTTATACCGTTGCTCAACACTGAACGAATATGTCAATGTCATATCTCCTTGTGTCAAAGCTGTATGCTGACGCGCTTGAGCAATCAAAGGCCTGAAAATATCCGGTATATCAATTATCAATTCAATAACCGGATAATCTGGTCGAGGAGCACTTGCGTCATGTTCAAACGAAAAATATATCTCTGAAACATTTACAAAAACTGCATCACCAATACGAGTGATTTTATAACACGTATTAAATTCACTTCCGTTTTGGCGGTCATAATAAATCTCAATCAATTCATCTTTGTAAGTTGAACCAAATGGAACAAGTGTATAATTTTCTTGACTACCGCCGCCACCTTGATTTACCCATACTGTATCATAGTCGTTATTTGATTGTTTTGCCAATACCTGACCAGTATTGCCGCCTGAAGGAACGCCTATTCCGTCTTGTCCAGGAATGCCTTGCAAACCACGTTCTCCTTGCAAACCACGTTCTCCTTGCAAACCACGTTCTCCTTGCAAACCACGTTCTCCTTGCAAACCACGTTCTCCTTGTTCGCCTTTATCCCCATTATCTCCTTTTTCGCCTTTCGGACCAACGCCAATAATGTTTGTATTTATATTTAACCTATTATTGAACGTTGACTTTATACAAACATTACTTCTTATTATCGCGTTAATTTCAAGCATTGCGCGTCACCGCCTCTGTAACAATGAAGTCACTTTCTTTCACTATAGTTACGAGTTCGCTTGGATTATTTTTAAATGAAATCCTGATGTCATATTTATAGTTTCTTGGTTTTGCATTTATTGTATCTTCTGTTCGTATTGGTATATAAGCAACGCCGTTCGTAAACTGCGTTTCAATCTTTTTGAACAGATATTCTTCTTTTGATGAATTTAAACTTACAGACATATAAACTTTATCGCCCTGAACCAATGGCATTTGCTGTCCCAATTCATCCGATAATTCAATTTTTATCGTTTCACTTTCCCCTTGAGGGATGCTTATATTTGTTCCTTTTAAAAGCAACATAAGATCACCGCCTTATTGCTTTAATTCAGGGAATATAATATCAAGATAATCTTTTAACTTTAATTCATCCGTGTTTTCGGGTAACTTAACATTATGTTCCTCGCAGAATTTTATCAGCCCTGCCTTTGTGGCTGAATTGTTCGCGCTATGAAGGTATTTGATGTATTCTTCATGAAGTGTATTTTCGTTCGCCAAAAGAGGTTTAAGCACCTCAGAGGAACGTTCGTTTTGTACAGCTGTTCCTACTATCTCAGATATTTCATTCATAAGTTGCTCAAGTTGTTTTTCGTTGACTAAAATGTTGCCGGATTTATAAGGACTTGCTACATCCCCTATAAAATGTGTTGCTATTTCTTTGTTTGAAATTACGCTTGTGTATTTAGGTGAATTTACTTTCCCTACACCAAGTTTTTTAATTGTAATCATATGATTTCCTCCTGTTTTTAGTTGATGATACCTTTTTTCATTCTTCCTCTTGTTTTTTTACTGTTTTTGTACATTTTTTCTTTGTATGTTTTTAGTGGCGATTCTTCTTTCTCTACCGGGCGGGCATTATTTCGCGGGCTTCCGATAAGCAAATATTTTAACGCATCAGCCGTGTTGTCTATGTTTGAATTTCCCGCTATGACTGTAGGATTATCTGATTCTACGGTCAACATGGGAATGTGTTTAATTAAAAATTTACAAGTATCAAATATTTGCAATTTAGCTGTTTGCCTCTCTAAATGCTCGCTGTAATAAGGCTTAAGATACTCATGTATCGTGTCCTTGCCAAGCTTTCTGTCAGTTACAGCCCTAACAGCCGGATAATCAAATCCACCGCCTTCTTTATATCTGTCAAGCAACGACTTGCCTGTTCCTTTTGCCGTGTCTTTGCTGAAGGCATCAAGCCCAAAGATAACATATTGAAGCTTTTCCTTTGCGTAATACTTACCGTTTATTTCATATCCGAGGTCGTAACTGTCTATCTCTTCTTTAACTTCATCTGTAATTTCTATTGTGCAGCTTTCCATAAAGGTTTTTGCTTGGTCAGAATAATATACTTGCGGGTCTTTTTGTTTATCTCTTGAATATTCATAATAAACGTATGTGGTGCCATCTTCATCAACAGCAGCTTTAAACCAACAAAACGGGTCATTAAGCCCATTGTCAACTGCAGCCCATTTAATCCAATGCGATGGAATATCAAAAGGTTCACAAACATGAATACTTGCTGAAAACTCAGGAAACGCGGTTAAGTTTCCAGCTGACAATGCATCTTCTATCGTCATAGGATATTCTTGGCGCCACGTATTTTTTAATATAGCTTTGGTATTTTCGTACCACTTCGCATCACGCCTTGGGTCTGCAAATGCATTTAAGAATATCAAATTGAAAGCGGTGTTTTCTCCGTCAATACACCCTCTGATAATCTCTTCAAAATAACTCCCTCGCTTGTTGGTAGATAAGCCTATGAATTTACCGCTTGTTGGACGGTTTATTATTGGGTATATTGCACCGAATACTTCTTCTGCTGATTCGTGATACGCCCATTCGTCAAGTATTATCAAGTCCCCTGTTATAGAACGTCCTGCTTTTTCCGTGGATATTATCCCTTTGAAGCGACTTTCCTCTCTTACACCTTCTTTGGTTGATGGGTGATATATTATTATTTCATCAGCTTTTTTTTCATAAAGAAACAAACTGTTGAATCCAACAGTATTTTTGTTGTACTCCATCATGAGCCATTTTGGAAATCTCTGCAATATATACTCAACTCTGTTTATTGCTTCTTTCATGTAATCTTCTGTTTGAGAAGCAAAAGCAACAGTAAATTGCTTTAATTTCATGCATCCATGTACGCCGATAGCTATAACAAGCCATGTTATACCAAGCTGACGAGCCTTTATTATAGCATTATTCTTATTTTCCTCTATTTCTCTGAGAACTCTCTTTTGTTCAGGGAACATCTTAAACAAAATACTTCTGTCATCGTTGCTCGCACCTTCTTTATTCTCGATATATACATAGTTTTCTATGAAATATTCGATATCAGCGAGCATTCGTTTTTTCTCAACTAATTGTTTAAGCATCTTATGAAATACAAGTTGCTCTTGAGCTTCTTTTTTAGTTAGTTTTTTCGATTGTTCTTCCAACAAATCACCCCTTTTTACTCAGCAAAAAAGACAGGCGGAGGAGTGACCTGTCTTTTGCATATCGGTAATTCGGTATATTCTATTGTTTTTGTCTGATTCTCCTGCCGACACGCTTATAACTGTCGTGCCGCATCAAATTTTCAACGCTATCGCCCAATGAAATAGGCTTTTTAAGTTTAAAATCACAAAGCTTTAATAATTTGTTATATGTTATAATATCTGTTGTTTGAATATATTCTCCTATTGTCATAGGGTGTACCCCCTTTTTATTAAAATAAAATTGCGGGCAGGGAATTGAACCCTGCACGTTTCACTTCTTACGCCATTCTTACTACGTAACGGTAAAATTTTTTTCTGCGAAACTTAACCGAACCAGCGTCTTCCACTTCCGCCACCGCAATATTTTCCTAAATAATGTATATTAACAAGACTAAATAATGCAATACTTGGTCTTGCACATAATTAATTTTATTGTATTTTGCTTTTAATGTATCAACTATAAAATGTGATACAAATGTTATTGCTAATATCCATGTAAAACCGAATACCATAAAAAACGGCAAACAATAGAGCATACAATGTACAAACATATGATACGGGTTATCACCTTTGGTTTTTGCTAAAAAATCACTTTGTAAAAAGTAATCGCCCAACAAATGACACATAATTAACATTATTATTGTTTTCATATTAACCTCGTTTGATTTATTTTAATTTTGCATAGGTAGAACCATTACTTATATAGCACGTTCACTTATTATCTACTTCGACTACTTTCTATACCTAATGTTTGCAATTTCATATTAGTTTCAAGATATCCTACGCACAGCGTCACGCATCATATGTGTTTCAATAGAATGCATATATCATTTCAGCCTCTCTATCTATACGCCCTTATTACTTTTAGGAATATCCAAGGATAATAAGTTTCCAACCTCACAAACATTATCGTGATTTCATCTTAACACTAAACTTGCAGATACCTATACCCTGCACGGCCCATATGTCCGTAATATATATATACTACATTGCTTGATACCATTTGTTATACAGTATATATACTGTATAACTTGAAGCTTTTGTCTTACTTCTTAGTAGCACTGTTTTTCTTCTTAGCCTCTTCTTCCTCTCGCCTTTTCTTGTTAAGAAGAATTGTTGAAGCGGTCATCATCATCATTGTTGGTGCAAAACTAAACGCCATTTGATCACCTCGTTTATATACTACTTGTAAAGAGCTACGTGTTCTGTACTGCCCGTTTATGGCTGAGTTATTCCTCGCAAATACAGCCTTCGCAATCAAAACATTCATGAAGTTCTTTTTCTTTTTGTACCTTACTGCCACTCATAGCTTCAAAGATTGCTAAAGCAGGATTCATTTGAATGTTATTCGACTTTTTCATATGTCATTTCAAATATATCGGGCTTGCAAGGGTATCTTTCACCTTTTACACCTATAATGATGTAATCACCTTTTGAGATTTCATGTTTACCTTCAAGGGTTTTAATATAAGGCACTGCTCTGGCTTTGGATTTACATTCATCTCTATAGTCTTTACCGTTACCACAACTAAAGGTACATTCGCTTCTATCCCATTTTTCATATGCCTGACAGATGAAACCATCTTCCATTCCATCTCTATATATTTCCGCTTCAACAACTACTGGTTTCTTTCTGTATTTCATGATTTCTTCCTCATTCTTCGTAAATAATTTCAAGTCCATAAGCTTTAGCCGCTTCATGTTCAATTTTACAGCCTCTTGCATTCTCCCAACCTTTACAGAAATACACCGAATGACAAAGCGACATATTTTCAAGTGACTTAGCAAGAAAACAAAGCGGTATTTGAACAACACCTCTTTCAGTCATCTTATCTTTGTTATACCACTCGTCTGTAAACAAAGTGTTTACTATTTCATAACCTTTGGATTCAAGAACTGTAATTGCATTTTCTCTTGTGGCAACAATTTCACCGTCTGTTTTTCCGGCCATTGGCTGTGATAACATAGCTTTTTTCATAACTTCCTCCTTATTTTTTAACGATCCCTTTCATGGGATTAAAATATTTCTGTTTGTTTCTGTCTTTATCAATTTTGTTCAATACAGACTGTTTGTAACTTTCATTTGTAGACACTCTAAGAGCCGTACCGCGAAGATAATCGCTCTTTGGGACAATCCCTCGTTCGATTAGCTTAATCATCATTAAGGCCGTTTCAAGACGCTTAATATGACCGTGGTTTTTATATGTTCCCGCAGAATTAATAAGGACGCATCCGCGCCCGTTGTCTTCTTCTATGATTATATATTGATTGTGCTTATGTAGGAGTTTTCCCATCTTCTAACATCCTTTGCTTCTTAGCTTTGTATGACATTCTTCTATAGTAATTACCGCGTTTTTTGTAATATTCACACTTACTACGGTCTTTTTGTGTTTTACCACTCTCACAGTTAAAGCAGTTCTTGCCGCAATCTTCAAAATCGAACATTTCAATCACATGTTTGACCGTATTTAATTTTTAATTGTTCAACAACATCAAGTACTTGTTTATCAGGAGCAAACCATTCACCATTCAATCTGTGTTTATAAAATCTATCATGAAAACTTTTCTCTCTTTTTTCATCACCAGGTATTAAGCAGAGTATCTTTAATGTGTCCGGATAACTTGTCTGCAATGTTTTCAACCTTGATTCCGGGTCTAATGAATATCCTATTTTTATAGCTCCACCGCTCATGCCTTGTACAAAGTAAACATATCCCTTGTAGTTTGATTTTTTTGGTAATATTATTTCTTCTTTCTCAACATCTGTTTTTCTTATATATTTATTTTTCAAATCATCGGCATATTTTTTAGCTCTTTCTTCTTCTTTTCGTTTTTTCCAATATTCATCCCATCTTGGATCATCTTTTGTCCACGAAAATTTAAGAATCTCTTTTCTTAATATAGAAAGAAAATTACCATCTCTTTTATGATTAGTTACATATTGTTTTAAAATATCTTGCGTTCTCCATATTGAGTAAGCTATGCTTTTTTCTGTATGTCCCTCTTTCTCCAAATCGAATACAAACTTTTTCAGCACTTTGTCAAAACTAAGACCTAATACTATTCCAAATGCTTGCTCGTATGTAGTAATTCTTCCTTGTTCGTTTCTATCAGTCATTCTATGACACTCCCTTTCCTTTTTTGAAATATATTTGTGAAATAAAATAGCCCTTATTTTCTTCATCATCTGAATGCCATAAGAGCTGATAATATTTCATTAATTTCATCATATTTTCAAATTTACTTTTACTATAACCGCTTATTTCTAGCAAATCATTATATTTTAAGGGTGTTTGCTTTTTCTTTAATCGTTGCCTTTTATCAATTAATTTACCTGTAGACCATTCCATGAAACCGCTTAGGTCGGTTAAGCATCCTATTATCTCATTATAGTTCTTAACTCCATCTTCCTTTAATTTTCCTTTTAATGCTTTGATTTCATTTGTCATCAACATTACATATGGCTTTTTGCCACCAGTGCTCTTTGATTTCTTATCGCTGCCTTGATATTCACCATAATAATTCCTCGGAAACTCATTCCATGGGATATCATTACTATATTTATAATCTAAAAAGACCTCTCGATATTTACTACAACCATTTGGCAATCTAACTCTCTCAATCTTAAAAGATGGGTTGCCATCTTTATCATAAAGAATCAGTAAGTCCTTTTTTGGCTCTCCTACGATAAACTTTCTTGTTTCGTTATCCATTTTAACCCTCCTCTAACGTGGGTTTTAGAGCAATAAAGCCACCCCTATTTTGCGTGGGTGAATAGAATCCTTACATGTATTCAAACTACAATGAAAAATTAAATTTTCACTGCAACTCGCTTTTTGTATAACCATAACCTCGAATTGCCTTAGCAAATTTCCGGATTAGTTACTTTCAGAAGACTCTTTATAGAAAAAATATTTAAAATTTTTCAATGCTTTATATAAAGACCCGCCCCCCTTTATAAAAGTGGTGTACCCCCCCTTATGGAAAATATGTATGGAGGTTGGGATGAGGACCATTATATACTTTTAAAAACCACCCCGGGGTCTGCGGAGGTGTGTACCCCCTTTGCAGCCAATCCGAAAAGCATTGAAGTGTCAACCTTTGGAATCAATAGCTCAAAATCACCAGGTATTCATTTTACAATAAAGGGGCTTTTTCGTGATAATGAATACCGTATACAGCAAAACCAACATTGATTGCTTAAACTTACATATTTATGTCGCAAAACCTGAGTTATACGACAACGCTCAATTTATGTATTCGTTGAAAAATACACGTTTCATTAATTGAAAGATGCCGTTTCTTAAAATGCATAAAAAATATCGGATAAACATTGCATATAATTGATGATAATATACAATTTATTCGATATCGTAATCGTTGGCATCAATATCAACCATTCCTGCATTTTTCAACATTTCCTCACTGTTTGACAGCATCTTGACTAATTCTTCAAGTGGTAGCTGGTCTAACTTATTTACATTGATATTGACCGTATGCTCTGTTTCGATTTTGTCCTTGTATTGCTTTGGCATCAAGTTTTTGAGCATAAATATATTTTGAGCAGGGTTCGGAGGTATGTATTTTTCGGTAATTGTGACCTTTGTTTCGCCTGTAGCGTCTTGTTCAATCTTCTTCTCTGTTATAGTATGACCTGTTGCAGATTTGAAAGCTGCATTCTCTAATTCGGTAATCATTTTTATCTTGCCTTTTTCAATCGCCTCTCGAAATTCTTGGTATCTCAATAAATACTCATAAAAAACAGGTTCTGATATTCCCAAGTTTTTAGCAATTTGAATATTTGATAATCCTTGTATTTTCCATTTTGTTACTTCTTTAAGACGCTTTGAAATTCCAAGAGATTCATATAATGGGATTCGTCCCGCATTGCTTTTCTTTTCTATATTATTCTCCGGACGTTGCTCTCCGCTATTATTAATTTGTTCTTCCGGCATCAAGCAACACCTCCTTTAAAGATATTTTTCGCAAATAAAAAACAGCTGAAATAAAAATTACAGCTGTACCTATATATAGTATACATTATTATCGCTGTTTGTAAACGCCTATTTTCTCCCCTTTTCGCACTCTTTGAAAAAATATTTCAAAAGATATTAAAAATGTTATTGACATACATGCACATGTATGCTATTGTGTTGTCAAGATAGAAAAAGCGAATCCCAAACAAAAAATTGGAGGTAATAAAGTGACGAGCAAACAATATAGGGAATTAAGAAATCACTTACAAAAGATTGCGTGTAGTGTGAATATATACGGTAAAGAATACGCAAATTTGAACAAAAGAATCAAAATGATAAATGAAAAAATAAAACGCCGAAAGGCGTATGCAACAGATAATACAGGAGGAACTAAGAAATGTATGAATTATCAGGCTACAGATTACAACAAACAGGCTCTTGCAGTTATAAACGAGTTACTGTAAATTTAGGAAACGGAACATATGACAGTGTTGATGATATCATCAAGGCATTGAATCGTAGTGGATATGATAAAGTTAGTCAATATAACAACGGAATAAACACAGAAAATTTATTTTTTGATTGCTTTTCAAATAGCAAATATCCATTAGGACACAAATTTCACGAAATCAGCGTAACGGCGAAACCAAGGAGGAATTGAGAAATGATGAATATAAGAATACAGGATAACGGTTCGGCATACATGATTACGGTTAATGGTTTGATAGTTGCTCAGAAGTCTAGCTTAGGAGATGCGTGGAGACACATAAAATGGATGTATGAAATAGCACAACAAAATTTCACGGTTGGAGAAGAGGAAGTGCCTGTAATACGATGGCTACATAGAATGCGAACGCTAGGAGATATTGATTAACAGTTGCACTGACGAGGATTAAATATCCGAAACCGCTTCGGCGGTCTGCAACAGAAATAAAATTTATGGAGGATTAAAAATGGGTGAATATCTATTAAATCAAGAAACACAAAAAATAGAAATGCATTTTGATAAATCAGATTATATGGCTTTATCAGACGAACAGAAAAAAGAAATCAAGTCGTGCTTTTTATGGAGTGGTAAAGCGGGGGCGTGGGTGAGCCGTAGCACGAACAATCATTACAGAGCAAGACAAATCGCCGAAAAATTAGGACTTGAGAACAGCGGAAAAGTTGGCGAGCGATTGAGCTACGCTGAAGAATTAGAAAGAAAATCAGAGAGAGCAGAAGCAAGAGCCGAACGCTATGAGCAATACTCAGAAAACGCAGAAATAAGAGCCGAAAACCTGCAATCTGATTTCAACAAATATCGTAAAGATTGGTCTTGGCTAACACAGCCTATTATCGCAGGTCATAGCGGAAGCAGGGCATTTGCAAATCATAAAGAAAAAGTAATGAGACGATATGAGAGAGGCTTTGCAGAATACGAAAAGAGCGCATACTATCAGGACAGGGCAGCGACTGCAAGAGGAACAGCGGATAATGCAAAGTTACAAGATAGAGTCTATTTACACAACAGAATTAAAGATTGCAACAAAAACTTAAAAAAGTACCAAGAATCTATTGTTGCACGCGAACAGAATTTATATAAATTGCAAAATGGCGAAGTTTTGAAAGCTTGGGACGGCTCGTTATTGACAATTGAAGGGCAGGAAGAAGGCATTAAGAATACACTTGAAAAATATGATTACGAATACGGAAAACTTGAATTCTTTGAAAAGTGCCTTGCGGATTTAGGCGGGATACAATTTTCAAAAGAAAATATTAAAGCTGGCTACATCGTAAATATGAAGCGTTGGGATAGATGCGAAATTATAACCGCCGGACCTGTAAATGTAACTTTTAAAATTCTTGACGGTGGAGCTGCAGGCGGTATTCTAACAGATCCTTATGCAGCAATCGAAAGCATTGTAAAAGCAACAGAGAAAAAAGAAGAGATTGAAAATCCTTATAATGTTGGTGATATTCTTTGCAAACATCGTCCTGCTGATGATTCAATATATCAAGCGTTTCAAGTGATAAAAACTACCAAAACAGGGGTTAAACTTCAGCAAATAGCGTTAGAAAACGGAAAACCTATCAAGGATAACTTTATCAGTGATAAGCAATCACAGAAGAAAATTGTAAAAGGTAAATTCAGCGATTTCGTAGGCGTTTATTATGACGATTGGCAATTACATAAATACACTGCTTAAGGTTTTCAGCAAGTTTAAAAATTCGTGGGAGGTCTAAATATTATGACGTTTGAACAAGAAAATTATATGCAAGGACTTAAACAAAGAGAACAACAGAACAAAGGAAAGATTTTAAAGCAAATTGAAATTTCTACAGGTATATTTATCAAATCAATGTTGCCAAGTAAAAGAATATGTTGCTTTGCAGTAACTTTAAATGGTGACCCTGTAAAAATATCTAATGAGCAATTTAATAAAACAGCAGATGCCCCAACCGCAAATTGAAAACATCTGCTACACCACACAAGGCGGTATAAATATTGTAGACTGTACCGCCTTTAATGTCAAGAAACCCCCTTGTCACAATATGGAAAATCGATTATAATTAAAGTAATAAATTATCAGGAGGCATGTTTAATGGAAAACTTAATTAATTTGAATAGTTTTGGTGATGTCTTGGATGTGCAACACGCAATTTGGTTTACAAAAGAAGCCCTCCTGGATAAAGGGTACACTCAGAGTCAAGCAAATGAAATAACAGAAACATTTTTAAACGGCTTAAAATGGGCACAAAGTGATGGGAGATTTTTAAATGGACAAAGAACAAGCACGCCGCAAGCGTTGGAATGAAAGCGACAAAGGCAAAGCGGCACGGATGAAACATGATGAAAAGGCTTATGACAGGCTTCATATATCAGTTAAAAAGGGTTTAAAATCAATATACATGGAAGAACTTGCGAAGGACGGAACAACCTTAAACGGTTATATCAATCAAATCCTATTAGAATATCTTGCGGCTAAAGGTTACACCGATTCCGATCTCGAAGTAATTTATGAACAAGCAAAAAAAGAAGGGCTGTTATAGCCCTTTTTTATTTATGATATCTGCAACCTTTCTTATCGCAATGCCGCCTTGTTTTTCACAGTATCTTGCCGAAATGAATAATTCCCCGACCTCGTCCCACGTTTTTTGTTTAAAATAACGCTCTTCGATAATTTCCCTATGAGTCTGCGATAGTTTATCAATTGCAGATTCTATACATTGCTTCTCTTCGTAATACTTTCTTACCTTCTGAGCAATATATTCCGCCCTCTCAGCGTACACCTGCTGCAGCGCATCTATCTTCAGCATTTTGTTAACCGTTGGGTCTGACAAATCGCTACCCCTTACACCTGTTAGGGACATTGAGCTTGCCCCAACATCTCTATGAGCTGATATCTTATGCCTTATGCCCTCCAATTCTCTTTCATAGTCTGTTATGTAGCCATCTAGTTTTGGATAGCTGTAAAGACGTCTCTTGACCTCACGCAATGTATTGTCTTTCAATCTGCACTCTCCCTTCTTTTATGCATCCTAAACCAATCCGCCTGCCTTATGCACGTCCGCATAATATTCTTATACCTATCCTTGTACTCGAAAACGTACAAATGAGGTGTAATAGATATCAGGATGCCGTCAACCAACCGGACTTTGCTGCGAACATCAGGATCCTCTTCGTAGAGATATGCTTTTTGAATTTCTATTGGTATTTTGTATACTTGTCCAATCTGCATCCATCATTCCCCCTCTTTGTTGTTGTGATTATGAATAATTTTTACAGGCGTCCATGAGAATACACAACATGCTAAGAAAAAAGTTAGCCACGGATGCTCTCCTATAAAACTAAGTATTAATTCTATATTACTCATCTTTATATCCTTCCGGCAACTTTCGCCATGCAATCACGAATTCTTTAATTAGGTAACTCGGAACAACATAATCGCCATCAAAAGCTGCAAAATTACCGTTAAATTTTTTAAATGTTTCTTTATCAGAATGGTATAAAAGTCCCACAACTTGAGCGGTTTTTCCTTTGTCATCTTTCAGAAATAATTGTACATGTTTATTATTTTCAGGAAGCCTCTCTTTGACCGGAATCCACCTATTCAGCTCCCGCAGCCGTTCAACTTCTCCAATCAACAAAACGATATCTTTCATGTAGCTGCCAAGCGTGCCTAAAAGTTCTTCCAAGTTATTTGCATAGTCTTTATTTAACCTTTCCTTGATTTCCTGCAGTTCTTTATTGGTCATAATCACACCTCTTTTAATCCTTCATCCCAATTTGCAATCTCAACATTAAATCCACATTTCTGTAGTATCATTGTTGAGTATTCATACTGACTCCCATAAAACGTATGAGTAGACAAATAGTATCTTCCATCCCAACATTCTTCGTTACTTTCTTTTGGGTTAATCCATCCGCATCCATACTCTGAATCTATTTCTAAAGTATGCGTCGGAGAAGTTTCTTTTTTAAGCTCTTCCCATGTACTTATTAGTTTGGGCTTGTTATCAGTCCACTGATAAATAATCTCCTTCCCGCTCAAATCCGCAATTTGATGCTCAATCTTCGCTCCTGTGCTTTCCTTCCAATTAGACAGCATATAGATAGTATCGCAGGCCTTCAACATTGCTGTGCAAATATTCATATAATCGTCATAGTTCAACCCTTCCGGTACAACAGAAGGATTTACAACAACATGACCCTGCTTTTTGAGTTCTTCCTCTGCTCTATCAAAGTTCTTTTTATAGTCCTTCAATCCTGTTATTTTACCTGCTATATATATTTTCTTCTTCATAATCAATCCTCCTGCAAAATCGCCTGACCGCAATCTCTACAATACTTCTCACCATAAATTATAAGCCTGCCGCATATCGGGCATTTATAGCCTGTAGTGCCTTTTTTGAATGTGATGTTGCCGATATTGACATCATTTTTACTGATTATTTTTATAGGTTTAATTTTTATTTTTGTTTCCAATGTTTCAATCGCTAAATCAAGACTTTTTATATCTTGAGCAAGGCTCGTTCTTCCTTCCGCTCTTAGTGGCAAAGAATTCTTTATACTTTTTAGATGTTCCTTTTGCTGTGTTATAACCTTTATCGCTTGTTTTATCTTATCTGTATCAAACATATTAACCCTCCAACGGAATAAATTTAGACATCTTAACCCATTCCCAATCATTCATCAATTTATTGTCGTATTCCTTGTATATAAGAAACTCATTATCTTTAACAGCATAAACTGTTACAATATCATAATTTGTTTTATACCTCACCTTGAACATAAGTTCCCGTTTCCTTTCCTTACTTGATTTCTTCTGAAATTTTCAAAGAAATTCTACGTATCAAATCATTTAACAACATGGACTGATTACTATTACTTTCAACCATATCTTTAATCTCTTCATCAGAAAATTTCATCTTAACATCATTTAAGTATTGACTAACCATTGCCGTTTTTTCTCTGTTATCAAGTACCGTTATTTCATGTTTTAATGAAAACCTACGTAACAAAGCCTCGTCTATCCTGTCAAGTCTATTAGTTGCAGCGATAACTATTACATCATTAGGTAATTTATCAAACTCCTGCATAAGTGTAATTGTAATACGCGCCATTTCTCCGCTTGCACTATTGCTTGAGTTTGTATCTGATCTCCTAATGCTAATACAATCTATTTCATCAAGCATAAATACGCATGGATTAGTTATTGCGTAGGAAAAAGCTTTGCTTATATTTTTAGATGTACTTCCCATATACGAATCAACTAAATGCGAAAAATTCAAATAGCAAAATGGTAATCCTGTCTTATATGAAATATATCTTCCGAATGTTGTCTTTCCTGTCCCACTCTCGCCATAAAGCAAAGTAGAATTAATATATGGTATGCCTAACTCCATAAGCTTCTCATTTATTCTCTGCATGCGGATTATATTTTCGTATACGTTCTTTTCTCTGTCAGATAAAAAGTATCTGTTTGATTTGAATGAATTTGATACATCTTCTACCAATAGCAGACCTTTCATATCGTATGGAAGCTCCATCATATTACTGCCATTAGATTCTAAGATGTTTTTATATTTACTACAAAACCACTTATTTTTAGCAGTTGTATCTTCCGTTACACAGGCAAGTGCACATTTTTTAGCTTCCACAATGTCATTCTTAGATACAGCCTGAATTAATTTCTGTTGCTTGTCTGTCAATCCCATAATTTATGTTTCCTTTCCTCAAATTTTCGTTTATAATTTTGGTAGGCAGCAGGAGAAGCCTGTCCGAACGCCAATTCTTTATGGCTTCCCCTTGCTTGCTGTTTTAATCCATTTGGTCAAAATGAATTACGTCATAACCCTTATTTTTCAAAATTTCGGCGAATTTATCTCTTATCCTTGTCCTATCGTTACCCTGATAACCACCACCAACGGTTATCAAGTACCCTGTACCTAACCACTTAGTTTTTCCGCTGCAAAATATTCCCGCATCTTCCATAGCTTCAAGCACCTTTTCTTCTCGCCAACCTTTTAATGTTAAAAATGTTGCATCAAGGTTAGCTGTTCCTCTGTCATCGCCTGTTTTGGATTTTAATGCTTCTTTATGTGCTTCTCTTAAATCTTCTGATAATTGTTCATACTTGTTCATTTTTCCCTCCATTCTGTTACTTCTTAAATAAAAAGTATGTCCTGCCACACTTCCGGCATACGCCTTTTTTGTCCTTAAAGTAATCTAAATCGTCGTTATGGCATCCTGTTATTGCGTGAAGTATAAAGTATAGAAATTTCATATTTCCTCCTGCTCAATTACTTCCATTTTACTCACATCAGATATTCCGTTTTCGTCGACGCAAGGGAATAAATCGTATCCCTCCCAACAGAACACAACACCAGTTATATTAATCGTTGCGAAATCATCATCAAAATCAGGATGGCATTTTACTGTTCGTTGGACCGTTTTAAAGCACACATCAAATTCCCTTACTTCTCCATCCTCTAATACAAGCCTTGTCCTATCACCAAATTTAATAGGTGTGCCATTACTGTCCTTTAGTCCCGTTAAAAAACCCGTTAATCCGTTGTTCATATTCCCTCCTTTTCCTCTGTAAAATATTCCTCCAATTCATTTACAAAGTCGCAAAGCTCTTTCTTCTCCTTGCTTTGAAGAAACGAACCCATAATAACACCTCTTATTATGTTAAAATTTCTTTCTGCTTCTTGCGACAGTCCATTTTCTTTGTAATTTTCAAATTTATTCATACTTCCTCCTAAAATGGTAATCCAAATTCAATACACCTATAGCCTGTCTGCTCCTGTGCATACCCTACAACCTCTTTTAAAGGCTCATACGCTCCTGTGCCTGATGCTATCTGTTGTTTGGTGTAGTTGTCCACGATGAAGCTATTTGATGCACAAGTACCCATACATTCGCCTTTTGATGTGCATAGAAACACCTTTTCGCCTTGTTTTAAACTGATGGTCATTGGCAGCTTAAATAAGAAATTTTTATTGCTGTCACCGTGATTTACAAATACTAAATTATGATACATTTGGTTTCCTCCTTTTTCTACAAACTTAATTCCAATAGACTTTAAATGCTCTGTAAGTTCATCTAATATTAATGAATCATAAAATGCTTTTGTTTTCTCTAACATACTTCCTCCTATTGTTCAAATTTCAATTAAAAAGGCGGGTCTTCCGAATCGTCTATCGGAACAAATATATCATTATCTCCGAAATCATAACTCGCAGGCTGCGGCCTTGCTTGTCCCTCTGACTTGCTGCCTAAAAATTCAACCTTTTCTGCCAAAATATCAGTAGTGTATACCTTGGAGCCGTCTTCCTTGCTATAAGAACCTGTGTTTATTCTTCCTTTAACCGCAACTTGGCTGCCCTTTGATAGATATTGAGCCGAGGTTTCTGCCATCTTGCCAAATATCGTTACAGGAATAAAATCTGCAGTTTGTTTTCCTTGGTTTTGTGCTTCTTGTTTCTTGTCCTTTGCCATATCTCTATCAACTGCTATTGTCATTTTGCATACCGCCATACCGCTTGACGGTATAAACTTTAATTCAGGGTCTCTTGCACACCGCCCTATAATAACTGCTAAATTCATTATTCTTCCTCACTTTCTTCTTTATACTTCCTTAACAACTCTAAATCCTTTACGTTATTTTCTTCGCAGTATTCCAAGTATCTTCTGTCTATTTTGCCTAACTGATATGTGGTGTTTCTTGTCTTGACTATTCCTTTTATTAAATCCAAATCAACGCTACTTTGTATACTGCTTGTATGTACATACTTACCATCCTCAATCCTTGGATGATTATATACATTGCCACACAGTATTTTACTTCTTAACTCCGGAGCCATAAAAGGATTGTTACCCGATTCTTGTATGCTCCAATTTTCAATAGTTACAACTTTATTTTCCATTTATTCCTCACTTTCCTTTTCTAAAATATATTCAGTTCCTTTTTTGCCGCCGCTCAAATCAAACTGATTTGCCATCACAACTGTATAACCTTGGTTGAGAGCATTTGATAGGTTTGTAGTTGGATTTGTGTAAGTTTCAGGAAAAGTTCTAATTACAATTTGCTTTTTCATCTATTCCTCCCTATTCAATTCATCAATCAACTTACTCAACTCTACCGATACATCAGCTGCTATTTTCCCCGCTTTGGCAAATGCCTCATAACTAAAAGGCTTGTTTATAGACAATCCGACTATCCTGTCTATTTCATCATTCAGCTTGTCTATTTTCTGTGCTATTTCAAAGTTATCCATTAATCGTCCTCCGCTAATTACTCTTATATTTCCTGCTATAGCCACACTTCTTGCAACGGTAAGTTTTAACTCCGTATTCTTGTACAGTTATATTATATGGACTTGATATCTCAACTTCGGTATCAAATATCAGCTCCCAATCATGCCGACAGAAGCACGACCGGATGTAGTTAATTAGAACATGCATGATGCAAAAACCTTCTCTTCCTGCCTCTCTTTTACCAGCGCTTTCAACAGTATCAAATAATTTATATGATCCGTGATTTTTTCACTCCATTGTTCCACGCTGTAATCTCCCCCGCTGTTTATCATGTCATAAACGCTGATTGTATGCTTTGCCATCATGCCTGCCAAAGCCTGTTCAGGTGTACAATTTTGAATCTCTGCTGCCACTTTGAAGTTGTGCAGCCTGTCGTCAGTAGCATACTCTTTTGCTTTCGATTGAAGTATACCTTTGATTGTATCTATTTGTTCATTTAATACCGTATTAAATTGTTCTGCGTTCATAAATCTTTCTCCTTTTATTTTCTTAATTCCTTCGGAAACTCTCTTAACATGTTCTCTTCACCCATTACCGGTATGAGCGAATCTTTCATGAATACCTGCACATCAACAGCCTTGCATTGTTCTACTATGTTATCAATCCACGATTTTTCAGGAATCACCTTGCCTTTTCTGTTCCCTGTCTCGGCTCCAATGATTATCCAATCAATTTTATTTAAACTGTGTATATAAACTTTCTCCAAAATAGGCTCTATGCTAAGAAAATAATTTCCCTTTGAATCATCATGCTTGCAAACAAACTCTGAATTCATATCTGTTAAAGTGCTGCCATACCAAAAATTTTTCGCAATTGGCAATTCTGTATTTACATATCGTTCAGGGTTTTTGGTTAGAAATAAGTAATTGTGCTGCGGAGCTGCTTCACATACCCTGAACACTTCCTTAATCCATTCATCCGGTACCCACTCCCCGAACAGGTCTGCCATGCTGCAGACAAATATATTTTGACCTTTGGTTTTCTTTGAAGGCTCGTCCAGTCTGTATCGGTGAAATGTAGGCTCAAAAACAAACGGATACGGACAATGTTTTTTTCTGTCAACAACATGTATTTGTTGATTTCTGTGTTCTTCAATATCTTCTTTTAAAACACTTCCAAACCTTTCAGCAATCTTTCTTGCGTAACAATATGTGCAGTCATGTAGGCACCCTGTAATAGGATTCCACGTCATAGTCGCCCATTCTATTTTAGTTTTATTCATCTTCCACTCCTTTCAATGCCTGTTCTGCATTATCTCGGGTTAGAAATATCCGGTTGTATTGGTGATAGGCTATGTTATAGTAAACTTCATCAATTAAACCATTTGGTTTCTTAATATATACTTTAGTTCCCTCTTTACATGGCAATTTTATCAATCTGCCCTGCTCTTTCATATCCTCATATTCTGCCAATCTGTTTAGGACAGACCCATAAGTACATTTTTCCTCTAAGCATTTGTCTGTACCTTGCCGCTTACAATGATGGCAAGGAGAATGCTTTTCGTATCTTTCTTTAGAACACACTATACCGTCTATTCTTTCAGTTAACCTCTCCACTTTGTACCTCCTACTCCCAATGTGCTATATTGTCAGATTCTCTTATGTTTGAAGCATATAATTTTTCATCAGCTATTTTATTTTTAAAAATTATATTCAATTCGAGTGAACCGTCTATTTCGTCTCTGTGCAGATAAAAGTCATCTATACCGCCTATATCTTCAATTTCTTTGATTACTTCTGATAGTTTCAATTAGCAGCCTCCTTCTTCTTTTTCTTGTTCTCCCGGTAGATTTTCTTTAGGTCCTCATAAAGAATCCAACCGTCTTTATCGCCATGTTTCAAGTTCCTGCATACCCAAACAAGGTTTATTTTCGGGTATCTGTATTCAAATAGCTTTCTCCTTATTTCTCCCTGCTGCGTAGCTGTTCCCATGCTTTTTACATCTATCGCCGTAATGCTGTTGTCGTGATGAATTACGTTGAAGTCGGGAGTATAGGTGACGGCTTGTCTCTTTTTACCTTGGTACTCAAACTTTGGTATGAGTTCATACTTAGGTTGCATTTCAAAGTCTTTTATCAAGTCTGCTTCTTTCTGAGATTTTAGAAGTAGGTAATAAATTGATTCATCTTTGCTGTCGAAGGTTATACCGTCAATGGTTACTTTCTTATTGCCGTATTTACTCACTTTCACCCTCCCTTTTCTTTTTATAATCACCGCAATAATTTTTGTGACTGTGTGATGTAATTTCTGTTGGGTCAAATGGTTGTTCACACCTCGGGCAATATGGCATGAGGTCTTTTAAATAACAATTTTGCAAATCTCTAAATTTTTTTAGTCTAAATCTCTTTGTGTATAGTTCATTGACTTCTTTGGCATATGATTTTTTACGCTCAATTAGTTCTTCTAACTGTTTTTCAAGTCTCTCTCCGTTTGTAGCAATTTCCACCATGGCGTCAAACGGGTCAATATAAGCTCCACATTCTGTACATTGTATTAATCTGTTTTTAACATCAATTTCATAAGCAGGAGGTTTACATGTACATATTTTTCTACAATCCCGATTGATTTTTATTACATCAAAGGAGATTATTTTATTGTCATTCACTTCTCGCCCTCCCTGCACAAATCTCTTTCTGTTACCATTTTTCCGAAATACACGGAGTTTTCGTTAATGCATTTCTTCACATTTTCGAACATCGTTTCTTCCGTTTGTTTGCAATCTAAGCAGGATTTCATTCTGATACCTCCACCCTTTCAAATTCCATTGTATGAAGTATCTTCCATAACCTTTCAACTTGTGGAGCTCTCCATGCTGTCATAGCATAAGAATGCGCGTCTTTTGGATAATGATAATAATTAGCTTTAATGTGAGCCTTGCACTCGTCGTTTGTAATAAACATAGTATTCGGGAATAACTTTTCTATATTTCTGTAGTTAGCAACATGTATGTTGTCTTCATCTTCCCCAAGGAAGTCTATAACATCATCAAAGTCATACATCACCGTTTCGTCTTCATCACCATACTCATCTGTTACAGTATAAATAATTCTGTCTTGACCCGAGTCAAATATCAAATTCTTGAGGTTTTCCTCTGGAATATCAGCATTTTCTTTTATATATTCATATGCTTCTTCCATATCCGAAGCTATTACGGTTCCTTCGCAAGTAACAAGTTCACAACCATCTTCATAACCTGTCTCTATTCCATATTCTTTTACTGTGCCTTCAACTACCCAAAATCTCGGGTCTGCTTGGCTTACGTGGTCTTGAGTATTCATGATGTGCTGTAATTCTTTTAAAAATTCAACATCATCTTTACTTAACTTAATTTGCAACATTTCATTCATCTTCTACCTCCACCACATCAAAATACTTTATTTTTTCATCCTCACACCATTTCTTATAATCATCCACGTCAGTTACGCCACTGTTCAAACATTCTAAATGCCTGCTGAAATACTCAAGAAACTTGTCCATTCTTTTGGCTCCGATGCCGTAGGCCTCATAGATTGCGTTGCAGGCTATCGGATAAATCATCAGGAGAGCTTCTTTTGTTGCATCCGTCTTCGCCTGTTCAACCGCAGTATTGTACTTCTCGTGATACTCTTCAATTGCTTTGTCTATCTTCGGTTGGATTTTTCGCTGTATTTCTTTGTTTAGGTCTGCAGCGTTCTCGAATATCAGATTACCATTTTTCGCCTTAATCACTCATTCGCACCTCCTACAATCATTTGATGTTATAAATTGACGTTTGTACATTCTTAGCAATTTTGTTATGAAAATCATCTACGAATTTTTTTGTGATTTCAAATCCATAAGACTTCCTCCCTAATTGTTCAGAAGCTAATAAAGTTACCCCACTACCTGCCACTGGATCAATAACCACGTCTCCAACATCAGTAAAGATTTCTATTAGATTTTTCAAAAGAGGTACAGGCTTCTGATTTGGGTGCGCTTTAGGTGTTATATTGTCTGCTTCCCACCACATCCAGTTGAATATCATCTTGCCATTATTATTAAATTTCGGGAGTTTGTCCCTATACAAGACTACCGCATGTTCAGTGCCATCAATAATAAGTGTTTCATCTTGAATTTCATTTCTGGACAAAATTACTGCATGCTCAGTCGCTCCGACAATTTTCATGTTTGCCTTAAGTACCTGGGGACTATACTTTTTTATAAAGAACATAGGAAAGCCATGTTTAAAGCCGTATTTTTTTCCCGTATCAATCAACATTTGCATTTGGTCGAATGCGCAAAATATAATCATTGCTGGAGCTTTATTGCGTTCTTTAGGCTCTTTTATAAGTAACTTGCTACAAAAGTGCATGTACTCAACTAAGTTAAAGTTTGAATCACTGTTAAAGAACTGCTTCCCTGCCTTTTTTGACTCGCCTTTTTTATTGTCGCCGTCGATGTACCATTCCGTGGAGGATGCATATGCTTTCACTCCCAAATTGTATGGAATGTCAGCAATTACTAACTGCGCTTTGGGTATTCCATATTTTTTATAATTTTGAAAATTATCATGATATAGTTTCAAGTTATACCTCCATCAATTCATCTTTCAATTGTTGTTTTTCTTGGTCTGTCATTAATCCACACCTCCCAAAACATAAACCTTCGCCATATGCCTACCGTTTGCAAAAGCAACATCCACATCATCAACGTAAATGTCAAGCTTATTCCCCTTTATAGCTGAACCACTGTCACGAACCACCCTAAATCCGACGCCCTCGATAAACAATCTTGTGCCGGGTTCAAAAACCGCCCAGTCAGCGGCCGCAGTATAACCTTCAAGGACAAAGTCCCCGCTTGCTGTGATACCATAAAACGGGTCATCAGGTGTTTTCCCTGTGCTCTCAACTCCTGCGGTGTAATAGCTCACATCGAATTCACCTGCATACTCACTTGTTACGAAATCTTGCATCAGCATGTCTTTATCTGAAACAATCCTCTTTGTGTACGCAAGTTCAAGTTCCGTTTGCAGCCGTTGCTCTTTTTCTTTCAGATACCTTGTCTCAACCTGAATCAGCCTATTTTCGTAATTCTGAACTTCAAGTTTATGTACTTTATCCGACTGCTGCATTACGAAAGCTAATGCACCCAGCAGAAAGAATTGTAATAACAAAAGTAATTTTTTCATCCTTGTCTCCTATTCCTCTATCCACCATGAATACCATTCGTCTACCGTTTCAAACAATGGTTTCATGCCTTTGGCTTTTCTACGTTCTAAGTACCCTGGTAACCACCTTGCTATTGCTCGTTTATAATTTTTTGCAAATTTGGGATATTTTCTTAACTCCATACGTTTTTTAGTGGACATTGGGCATCCTATACAACCCAATCTCTCATACCCATAATCATACAATTCGCAATATTTTATATTTCTGCTTTTTAAATAGTTCCAAACATCTGCATCTGTCCAATCGATAATTGGGTTCAATACGTGTTTTCCTTTAACGGTACAATTCTCAATCATTGTTCTTTTTTCGTCATTGTCGCTATTTAAAAATATTTCTCTTTTTTCTTTTGCTTTTTTTGAATTACTTCCATATACATCAAACTCGACTAAATTCCTGCTGTTCTTTCTTCTTACGCTTTCAGCCCAACGAACACCTGTTATAACAAACCGTCCTGTCCCCCCTCGTTCCTTGAGTTCGGCACAGCAAAACCTTTTTAATCTAGTAGGAAGTCCTTTTTCTTCCATCAACTGAAACATTGACTTTTCGTGCTGATGCCTCTGAACATCAGGGTAATTCTCTCTTATGAAGTAAACCAATTCAGGCGGGTCTATTCCTGTTATGTTGTAGTGAGCGTCAAATTTAACTCCAGCTTCTTTGCAAAGATGATATATAACTTGACTGTCCTTACCTCCACTAAAAGCCACGTAATAACCTTCCGGCGGCTCAAACGTCTTCAATCGCTCGATTGCAACTTCAACTTTTGTTTGACCATATATGTTAAGTTGTTCATTCAACTTATAACCTCCTATTCTCATTGAACATCGCACCATAACTATTCAAATATTCGTCTCTACGTCTGTGCGCCTGCTCAATTTTCTCTTTTTCCAATCTGTATCGTTCACACTCACCGTGACACCCAAGGTGACGGTCTGTGCATTTTAAACATACTTTCATAAATACACCTCTTATATTGATTTTATTTTGGATATTTATGCATTCTTACTCTTGTTTCCTATACAGTCTTACAAGTTCTTTTCTAAGCTGCACTGCTATTCTTTCAATCTCAGCATTCGTAACTGTCTCTACAGGCTCTTTTTCTACTTTCCAATGGTAATCCCAGATACCAACATCAGTTCTTCTTTCAAATTGCTCGCACCATTTTAGCGCTCTTTTTCTCCATTCCACGTAATCTTTATTGTATTTTTCAAGCTCCATGGCTTTCTCGCATAGCATCTCGCTTAATGTTTTTACAATCTCTATTTGTTTTATTTCCATAACCATACCTCCTATTTTCTTCTGTGAGCTATTTATTTGTGCTTTAAAATCGTTTTGCACCTCTGCTTGTCCTATCCGTCGATTGAGTATTAACTTTCGTTAAATCGCATTTTAGGGCTTTCGCTTAACATTTTGTAATTTTTATCCGCCAACGCCTTCAAGAAGTCCCTAATTTCTGCATCTTGTATGTCTAACTTCGGTAATTGGCTGTGATAACTACCTCTATGACAACTGCATTGAAACATATAGTCATATACTTTGCTGTTTGCCCCTGCCATCGGAATCATGATTATTCCAGTGTCTAAGCACTGATAACAGTCTTTAGCCATTTTTATTGTCCTCAATCGCAAGTGTTGAATTGTTCATAAGCTTCTTAATGTCGTTAGGCAGCGCTTGGTATTCTCTGTTGCTTGAAACTTTTGCTTTGTAGCTTCTCATGAAGTTTGAAGCAACTACAGATTGCACGGTATCAGCATCCATCTGCGACCACTCTTTTAGCTGAGTTGGCGTTATTAACTGTTTGACAGCTTCAGGAAGTTTTTTAAATTCTTCTGTGGCATTATAAGCACTATTTCGTATTGCTTTGCTTACAAGATTCCATGCTTCCTGTTCTGAAAGCTCATTAGGCTCGACAATTTTGACTAAGCTTTGTTTTATCTGTCCTATTACCGGAGGAAATCCTTTTGTATCCGTCGCTATATGTCTTTTAACCGCTGCCTTAACTAAGTTGATATCATCATCTGCAAACAATTCAGTCCAAAGATTAACAACACTCGTAAGCTCTTCTTTGCTTTTATCTTTGTAATACAACGGATAAGCTGCTTTCAAAATTGCCATAACTCCCATAGTTTCAATTTTTGTCATTGTTTCCATGCCTCCTTTTCTATCTCTTCGTACATCATGTCTAGGAATATATTTCCGCTTGTCTCTTTTGGGTTTTTAGTGCCGTTCTGCCCTTTATACTTTCCATCAACAATGTCTTTTCTGTGCCAATTAAGAATTGTTGCATAATCACTTGAGTATTTTTTTCCGGTGGAGGCTTTATAAGCATCTAGTTTGTCAATCATTTCTTTAGCCCTTGCTTGTCCTAAGCTGTTGATTAATTTATTAAATTCGTCAATCGTCAAAGATACTTTTTCAAATTCTCCGTATGTGTCTTTTTTAAGAGTAGATTTTTTGTTTGATTTTTTTTCATCGTCGCTGTGTATAAAAATATCTTCTTTATCATTCTTTACATTCTTATCATTCTTTACATTATTGTTTGTATCCAGCGACTGTTGTTTTTCTGTTACTTGCCTATCCAGCGACTGTTTCTTTTTTGTTACTTTGTCGGCGCAATCTTCTTGAAAATTGTTGTAATTTATAATGTTGTAGTGTGTTTCTGTTCTGTTACCTTTAGTCCCATATATTTGAATCATGTCGTTTTCGACTAGCCAATCTAAGATATTTTGAATCGTCTTAGGATTAGGTATAATATCTTTGCCTCTTTCATACCACGAAACCCATTTGCAAATATCTCTTACGCTTGTCAATCGCTCTCCACGTTTAATTAATTTTTTCCCTATTACTTTTTCGCCCTTTTCTTTATAAGGAATTTCGCTATCTTGGTGATTGGCTTCGATTAACAACCTTTCAAATACTCTTAAATATAACGGTGGCATTTGATAAATATCACTATCGACAATTTGCCTATGAATCCTTATCCACCCTACGCCCGCCAATTTCTCACCACCTTTGGGGGATTTCTCCCCCGGTTATTCTCCTAAGTCCAGCCAATACACAGGCTCTGTAACTTTCTTAATGCTCTTGCAGTAGTCGCACTTTCCGCATCCGACAGGCTCTGCCTTACCCTCTTTTAAGTCCTTAACTCGAAGTATGTACGGCTTTAATTCTTCGAGCGTTGATTGTACAAACTGCTCAACTGAATTTTCATCCTCTGTAGCAAAGGTGATTAAATCTTTATCAGGAGTTTTTTCTTTGCTTGCGGCCATGATGTTAGGAATAAAGTAACTACCCAAATTTTGCCTGATAATCTCGCAATAAATAGCCATCTGCCAATCATACCGCCATGCAAGAATAAAATTTACCTTTCGCCGAAATTCGTCACTCCAAGATTGTTCAGAAATACTCTTAACGATTTTGAGGTCTACGAAATATTTCTGTTTTCGATGGAGCATGTCTACTTTTATCTTGAACGGCAAGCCGTATATTTGCCCAGTCAACGCAATTTCTTTCTCAGTTTGAGCAATTACCTTATATAGACTTTCATCGTTCTTTAAAACGTCGATTATCTCGTCAGCCTTTTGGAATTTCTCTTTCAATCCGCCTGCATTCTTACCTTTGCTCGCCATAATCTCGGGATGCTCTTCGATAAATTGTTGCAGTGTTCCTTCCGACCAAGCATGAACATAGCTTCCGACAAGCATATCCTCTGTGGTTTCTCTTTGAAATTCTCCATTTAACTGAGCCGTTGCTTGTAATTCACATTCTATATATTGTTTCAGTTGGGTAGAACCGCAAAATAAGCGGTTCATTTCCGGACTGAAATAGTTATTATTATTTAATAACTTTGTATATTCTTGCAGTTTGTCTTTGGGTATATCTTCATAATCTTGTGTTAAATCCGTGACTGATATATTACTCATTGTCTACTCCTTGAAGACGTCGGGGATGTCTTCATCGATTTCTTTTCCATCGTCAGCGTCTTCCTCAATTATTTGAAATTCTGCTTCTTCGGCGATTATTGCATCGTGTGATTCTACATCCAATATATTCTTAGGTTTTGAATTTTTCTTTTCAAATTCAACATCCGCTCCATCTTCCCAAGCTTGTCTTTGTTCTATATTGTCAAAATCAAGAGAAATCATTTTGCATAGTCTTCTTAGAACGGTCTTTTTACACATTTCGCCGTAACTCTTTGTCCAACTTGTACCTTTCGGCATCTTTGAATAATCGTCTCTCGTCTTGTCGATTTCTTCTTTGCTCATTGTGTCGTATTTCATGCTACCATCTGCAAAGAAGCAAATTGCGAAAGCCCCTATTATGCTGTCATTGTTAAATGGTATAGGCTTGAAATTCACATACTGCTTACCTTCTTTGATTTCCTCTTCAAAGAAATCTCCCTTTCTAACCAATTTGGCGTAAATGTCCCTTATTGGTTCAATACTGTATTTTTTAGCAAGCTTTATTTCACCTTTATAATCCGTCTGAAATTGTAAACTGTTTCCGTATGGTATTGCATAACACTCTTTATTCAGGAAATCCAAGCCGAGAAATGCACCTTTAAGCATTGTCCTTGCAACACTTATTGCATTACATTTTTCAATACCTTTTGTGTCCTGTAATACTGTGATTGAGTTTTGCAGAAATCTTGTTTTGTTAAAATCTTTTGGTAAAGCCGCTGCCTTTGATTCAAGTAGTGAATTCAAGTGTTTATGTGATTCTTTTAAAATTAAATCATTTGCCATTATTTATCTTCCTCTCCTAATTGGTTTTTTACTTTAAATTGGTTATCTTTTGTACCTTGTGTAATGGTTATAAATGCCTGAATATCATGCTTCTCACATAATTCAATTACCGTTTTCTGTCTGTCAATGTCCAGTTTTTCAAATCCGTCGAGACACATGATTTTCAATTCGCCCATCCTCTGCAGCGCAATCTTGAAAGCAGCATCCATCTTTTCGCCGTCACTTAATCCATCTAATAATGTGCCGTTTATACGAATTAAGCCGTTCTCGTCAACCGATATACCCTCAAGCGGCAGTTCGTGCGTTTTAAGCAACTCTGACGGCTTGTTACGTGCGATTGAGATAATGTTTGTAAAGTAATCGCTGCGGCTTTTCTTTGTAGTAAGTTCTCCGTCTCTTATGAAAAGCATTCTGTCCCAATCTCTCAAATATCCTTGCATTTCAACAACTTTTTCCGCATCGGCTCTTAATGGGTCAACATCTATAAGATTATTGTTTTCGAGATATTCAGAGGCCTTTCCGATTTTCTCTTTCTCAATTTCAATAAGTTGGGCGGCTTCTTTTTCAATACCTTCTTTTTCAAGCTCTTTCTTATCATCAAGCCCGGAAACCTCTTGTTCCTTAACGGCTATTTTCTGTTCCTGTTGTTTTATTTCTTCTTTGCTTTGCTCTTCTGCTATAGCTGTCTGCCTTTTGACTGTTTCTTTCATTTCAAGGTAATTTGCTTTCAATCTTGCTATTTCTTTTTCAAGTTGCATGTCATAGTCTTTTAATTGATTTTCCAACAAAGAGCCAAGCCCATCTATTTTACTTTTTTCTTTCTCAATCTTCTGCTGCGACAAATCAATGAGGTCTCTTAAATCTTGCTTTATTTCGGTATATTTAACATCAAGTCTTGCTTTCTTGGCTTCTGCAGCAGCGTTAATTGAATTAACTTTGTCGTCGTAGTTATCTTTTAATGCTTTCGCCTGCTCGATGTATTTATTGATTTTTTCGGCTTCGGAAACTTTGGAGTAATATTCCTCAACCTTCTTATCCTTCCATTCATCGCCGTTGTAATTATCCGGCAACCCTCTTTCAATATTTTTAACCTGGATTTCAAGGGTCTTAACGTCTCTGTTTACTTCCTCACGTTCTTTATAAAACTTGTTTTCAATATCCTTGAGAATTTGCAGCATATGCTTGTCCGTATTTATGCCATTCAGAACACTTGCGTCGTTTAAAAACCATTGAATGATTTCATCCGCAGGATAATCCATCTTTATCATGCTCAATATAATATTTGTCTGCTCCTTAACAGGAAGTGCTATAAAGTCAAGCGGTCTAAACACATCACCTCTGACGAATTTTCTAAGTTCTGCTTCAGTAGACTTTATACCTTCGCCCTGCTGCCTAAGTTTGAAGTAGTCTGCTTTATCGTCACGGAGCTTTCTTTCAACTTCAAGTCCGCTATCGGTTTCGATATAAAGCGTAGCTTCACTTTCATCATGTTTGATTAATTCCGTTCTTCTGCCTGTGTTGCTGAAAGTTTTTTCTATGGCTTCAATAACAGAAGTTTTTCCGCTACCTGTCGGACCGATTAAAATATTTAGCTTTGGGTCAGGGTTATAATTAAATTCTTCAATCCCCAAGAAATCTTTAATTTTCAATGCTTTTATTTTCATTTAATCCTCCTTATATTCTCTGTTCCAACATTCTTTGCATCTATTGAGTGCGCATCTTTCAAATTTTGCATTAATTCCAAATATACTTTTGGGACAAAGATTCGGAGTGTCATTATCTTCATCCAATTCTACATTCGGAAACACCTCCAACAGCACAGACAGATATGTTTTGACCGGATGCTCTTTCGCCCATTGCTCGACGATTGCGATAGTTTTACTTGGATTTTTGGCTATGTCTACGGAGCAAGTGTTAGAAGTATCATCAACATAATTAAGCGGGCAATCACCACAATCATCATGCGAGCTGCAAATTCTTGCGTATTTTTTTAAAAACTCAACTACTTCCATTAAATTTCCTCCTGCAAAAACTCAACCCATTTGTCCGTACAGTCATTACGACTATCAAAAATGTATTCTTTCACAACTTCAAGCTTATGGTTCCAATCTGTTTCCATGTCTATTAATGACACGAAGTCTTTTTCTAAAACCTCAACTAAATTTGATTTTAAATCCTTATCTACTCCGTTCTTGGGGTCTAATATCCCGTATTCCTCAAGAAAGAAATCTCTATGTTTCTCACTGATGAATTTTAGTCCAAGCCTGTCCGTATATTCCTTCTCTGCGCAGTCATAACATAGGTTCTTGTGTATTTCATCGTGTGATTTCCATTCGTCACATAAAGAGCATTTAAAGACGTCTGTGTATGTTCCTTTGCATTGAGTATCCGGGCAGCCTGCGAATATCTGTTCTTCGGTACAGTATTCTTTTGGAGTTTCAAAGATAGCATTGCATTCGTCGCATTTATACATGTCATTCCTCCACTACTGCTAAAGAATTAATAAATGCATTTTCCATCCGTCTTGACATCATTGCATATTCTTCAGGACTTAGAGTTATGCTTTGATTGCCTTTGGTTACTGTGATTTCAATTGCTATAGGTCGGCAGTATGTTTTCTGTGTTCCTTCTCTTTCTTCTCTTTTTTCTTCCGCAATTCTTCTTGGGTTCATATTTCCTCCTATTTTTAAATAAAAAACACCGCAAACTGTTATCTCTTATCCTCTGATAACTAATTTGCAGTGTCTCCCGTGTTCTTGGTGATGCGGCACTCTAACATCTATTCGGTTGTAAGTATTCATTGTATATCGACCTCGCTAACTTTGGATTTGCAAGCTTAAATTTCTGATGATTCTTAGCGAAATAACTTTCCGTTTTTTGCTCAGGCGGTAGGTTATTAAAAATTGACTTTATCATTTGTATCTTTTCGGGTCGCATTTGCTCCTCCTTTTTTCGCTTTTTCTGCTATACCGTAATTCGCAGGCAATCCGTTATTTTTTCGAAAAAGGCATACCGTACTTTGAGATACTTTTAGCTCTCTTGCAATTTTATAATCTCCATATCCAAGTTCATACAGTTTCTGTATTTCTATGTTTCTTGCTTTAATTTCCTTAAGCTTTTCATCTTCTTCTTGGCTGAGATTTTCTTCAAGATTATTTGCTATGCGCCAAAATCTTATTGTCCCTTTGGTAACATTTTGCTTGTCTGCTATCTGTGCATCAGTCATGCCGAGGTTGTACAGTTCAGCTCTTTGTATGTACCTTTCTTCTATTGAAAGTTTTGGAGATTCCAAGATTTTAACAACCAGTTTGTCCAGTTTATCGGGTTCCTTGTAGCGTTCAGGCAATTCAGGGTCAAGCTTCAGCCATTCCCTAAGCTCATAATCTTCGACCTCGCCGTCTTTGGCTATGATATTGCGGTATTGACTTATCAGTGATAATAGTAATGTGTTCATATCATAGGTTTTCCTCCTATATTCCTAATTTGATTACGGCTACCAGTAAAACGTTAAAGATGAACAGGAGAGCAATTAACACAAATTCGGCTTTGTATTCATTGATTTTTCGTTTAATTTTGTTCATCTTTCGTTCTCCCCTTCCATCTGCCGAAGCTCATCCAAAGTAAGTGGTGGGTTTTCGTCTGCTGTTATCGGTTCAAGGAAAAATTCTTCTTTACCGTCTACGTTTAAAAGGCATTGATGTAATGCGGTTTTTTCTTCTTTCGTGAACTGGCTATTTTCTAATAAAGTAGCCAACCGTCTCAGAGTTGTATGTAACTCCACACACTCCGCACGTTCTGAAATTAAACCGCCATGCAATTTTTTAATTATTTTAGCTGTTGTGTTGCGGCTTTCTTCCAATTCTGTTCTTGTAAGCTTTCTTGCTGTTAGGCATTTCTTAAGTTCATTCATTGTTCATCACTTCTTTCCAATCCAATCATAAATATCCTGTGCTAACGCCCTTTTTTCCGTGGCTGCTGCATATGCCCGGAGTGCTGCCACTGCCGCAGGGTCTTTTTCAGGTCTTAGAACAAAACAGTCAACAAGTGGGATTGTCTCATTGGTTTTAAAAACAACATATTTTTCATATAAACCTCTTTTATTTTCAGTCATTGTTCATCACTCCAATCCAATTTTTGAGCACATTCATCATTTGGACACCTACCCAAATATTCAAAATCTTTATAATAACCATCACCCATATTTTCACTCAGATAAGTGCCGCAAGTTGGACATTTTGCAGGACTCCAGCTTTCTTTTATCACCTTCTTCCCTACCTGCTTTTCAAGTGCTGCGATTGCTAAGTTATTTGCTTCAATTTTTTCAAGCAAATCCTTATCGCTTTTATCTTCCGATAATAGACTTTTTAAGCTCTTATTGTTTATTTTCAGTCTTCCTATCGCCTTTTCAATCTCCATCCCGTTCCTCCCCTCTCGATAACCACAGCTCGCCGACACATTTATTGCAAACACATAAAACACCCTTTTCGATTAGCTTGTCCAACTCTGCTTCACCGCAGAATATGCAAGTTCTTCTGTTTGAGTATTTTTTCAGGACGATACTGTCGTCGTTTGAGAAAATCTCAATCGGGTCTCCTGGTTGCATTTTCATTGTTCTTCTTAGTTCTTTGGGTATAACAATTCTTCCTAATTCATCTATGTTACGCACTATTCCTGTTGCTTTCATTTTTCATCCTCCCTTAAATAAAATCAATAAATGTACCGTTCTTTTTTTCTTCATCGGTTCTTTGATGAATTCCTATAAGCGTTAATTCAACGCCAAGTTTATTAGAAAGAACTTGTCCTAATACTGTAAAAAACCTTTCAAAATTTGGCTCTCCAACAAATGTAATTGTTTGCTCTCGTTTTTTCATAAAGCCTCCTATATTGACAATTGATTGTTTTGTTGTTGTATACTTTCTTTCAAAATAAACGGCGCACTATATTGTTTGATAATATCAATCGCAGTATCAACTTGATTTCTTTTTATCGCCTTATACGAGGACACTCCAAACTCTCTTCTCAATTGGTTGTGAATGTCTGTATATATTTTTCCCCTCAAGGATTTATCGGAATATGCCCTCGCGCCTTTACCGCCCAAGCAATTTATGCCCTTAGACTTAACCGCTGTAGTTATTTTCTCGCATTCAATTCCAAGTAGAGGCATGTCCAATTTGAATTCTTGCAAATCCTTGTTTACTGCTTCAATTTTTGCGTCCTGCTCATCTAATGCCTCTAAATAGAGCCTTATTTCTTCTTTTTTAGAAATAGGTATCTTGCTATATCCTCCTGTTTTACGGATAATTGGTAAAATTTCATCAAATACCCATGATTCAAATTTTTCCGCCGAAGGAAGCTCCGATTTTACTACAAGCCTGTATATATCACCTTCGGGAATAACATTCATTTCAATACTCTTATCTGCGCTCTGTGGATGAGGTATATCGTGTTTCACGACCCCCTTACAATGTCTTGAAATTGCATCACTTACATTCGAATATCCTAATGATTTTGCAATGTCACTCGCTACAAAATATATCTTTCCGGCAACCTCAACTGTCCTTACTTGTCCAAATTCTGTGTTTTCGAATATCTTTAATTCGTTCATGGTCCCTCCTATTCTTCAGTATCTTCTATTAAGAACTCAACCGCATCAACCAATGTTTTAAATTTGTCTTTTTGTCGTTCTGTCATATTTTTATAGTTTTGGTACATTTTCTTGGTGTATTCCAATGCTAATTCATCATCTTTTTCCACTTTTCACACCCCCTTTTGCTAACTTGTAAGCATATTATAATACTTTTACGATAACTTGTCAACATTAAATTTAAAAAAATGTTGACAAGTTATCAACATTTCATTATACTGTTATTCGGAGGTGTTCAAATGGATAAGAAAAATATAGTAGCTTTGAATATTAAAAAAATTAGGGAAGTCGAAAATTTAACTCAAGAGGATTTGGCGAATAAATTAAATTTAAAAAGAAACAGCATTACTTTGTTTGAAAGCGGCAAAAGAAAGCCCTCGGAAAGAACTAAGCAAGATATTTGCGAAAAACTTAATATATCTTTAGACTGGTTAGAAACCGGTGAAGGAGACATGTATAATAAATTTGGTTCGGTTAATGAAGAAGATGACTTTTCAAAAATACTTGGAGAGCTGTCCGCAACAGAAAACGACTCTGTTAAAGAGCTGTTTAGAAGAATTCATAATATGAGCCCTAAGAAAAAAGCGGCATTATTAAAAGTCGTAGAAGCGTTGATAGAAAGCGACATCATTTAATTGACATCGCTTTTTCTTTTGTTTATTGCACTTAAATAGCTTTGTATTATGTAGTATATTCTTTTAGCAACAGCCTCACTTGTTATGCTGTTTATCATAATTATTATTTCCTTTTTTAATTCTTCCAACATAAATAATTCCTCCCCGCTATTCGTGTATATAATCATTGCAACAATCAAACAACATTTTAACATCAACATCTAACGCTTGAGCTATTCTGCATAACGTGTCAAGCGTTGGAGATTTTGTACCGTTTTCAATATTGTTAATCGTTGTTTTCCCTACCCCTGATTTATAAGCAAGCTGTCTAAGGGATATTTTCTTTTCTGTTCGTATTTTATATATATGTATATATGTTTTCATATGCCTGTAGTCTCGTAAGTAGTTTGTACAAGCATATAATAAAAAAGAAAAAGTTCCTATGATAATTATAATACAAATTTTCAAAAATGTGTCCCCTTTAGCGGACATTTTGCAAAAATGGTAAAAATTTTTCTTTATTGCATTTTTAACGAACGTTTGTTCGATTATGTATCATTATAAACCGAACAAATTATTTTGTAAAGTTAAAAAAATATAATAATTATGTATTGCTAAATATTGTTATTGCATATATACTTTTGACACATAAGGAGGTTAAAAAATGAATGAAATCAAACCATCAAAATTAATAAGAGTCGGTAAATATATTAGAGTATCAACAGATGAGCAAGCAAAAACAGGCGATTCAGTAAGAAGTCAAGATGATGTCTTAACAAATTATATTAACACTCACGAAAACATGATTGAATATGATACATATATCGATGATGGAGTTAGCGGGCAAAAGCTTAAAAGAGATGATTTTATACGTTTAATGAATGATGTTAAAAACAAAAACTTAGATCTAATAATCTTTACCAAATTAGATAGATGGTTCAGAAATTTAAGACATTATCTTAATACTCAGGAAACATTAGATAGCACTGGCGTTTCTTGGACGGCTGTAACTCAACCGTATTTTGATACTTCAACGCCATACGGAAGGGCTTTTGTAAATCAATCTATGATGTGGGCTGAACTTGAAGCACAGGCTGGCAGTGTTAGAATTCTTGATGTTTTTGAATCAAAAGTAAAATATGGAGAGGTTTTATCAGGCAATGCACCAAGGGGATATGATATAGTAGATAAGCATCTTGTACCTAATGATGATGCAGAAATAATTCGCGATATCTTTATGTATTTTTTTCTTAATAAAAGTTTGCATAAAACTGTAATGTATATAAAAGAAACTTACGGCATTTTTATGACGATAACAAACTTAAAAAAATCAATTTTGCAAAACAAAAAATATATAGGTGAATTTAGAAATAATAAAAACTATTGCCCTGCAATTGTGGATAAAGATTTATTTGATAATGTTCAATTGATACTACCTAATAATATTAAAAGCGGAGTAAAAAGGGATTATATTTTTAGCAGTTTATTAGTATGTAAAGATTGCGGAAGAAAAATGGCTGGTTGTATGCAAAATATTAAGAAGCCATCAGGTAAAAGATATCAATATAAATCTTATAGATGTCCAGGAGCTTTTGTAGGTAAAATGTGCTTGAACAGGAAGAATATCTACGAAAGCAATATAGAAAAGTACTTGCTCGAAAACTATATGGATTTGATGGAAGTGGCAAGAGCTGCCTATCAAAAAAAAATAGCTCCTGTTGCCAAGAGTGTTAATAAAAGAGATTCGATTATTAAAAAAATTGAAAAACTTAAAGAGTTATACGTAAATGAATTAATAACACTGGATGAGTACAAGATTGACAAGGAAAAATACTTATCTCAATTAGAAGAAATACCTGAAGAAAATATCGCAATCGACCGTCAATCTATTTTAGAAACATTACAAAAATATAAAGGTTTGGATATAAAAGGGATATATGAGAATTTAAATGACGTTGAAAAACGTAACATATGGAGTGGTTTGATTAAAGAAATACAGGTAGATTCCAATAGAGATTACACTGTTGTATTTTTTTAA